ACGCTTGAAGAGTTGGAAAAAATAGCAAAGGCACTGGGATGTGAATATAGTTCCTGTTTTAAATATCCAGACGGGAAAGAGATTTAATATAAAGAGGGTGATTGATATAGGTATGACAAAAAAAATAAAGGCATTATGCGCTTTGCGTGGAATTGGTCAAAAAGAACTGGCAGAAAAACTTAACACACCTCAATCTAATTTATCAAAAAAATATATTAAAGACAACTGGAGAGAAAGTGATTTAATAGAAATTGCTGAAGTGTTGAATGCAGAATTTGATGGAAGTTTTGTGTTAAAAGAATCTAGAGATAGAGTGTAAAAAATACCTTTTGGGATAAATAAAATATCCGAAAAGGTATTTTTATGCTTGACAATATATCTAAAGAGATATATTATATATCTATAAAGATTTATTTGGACATTGACAACTTCATCAGTCCGCAACACTTCCTCTAAGTGTAAGATGAATTGACAAACATCTGATAAGTGCGTAGTCATTGTTTTAACCTACCAATGCACGTCCAAAGTCGTGAGGAAGAAATTTGGGGATGGGAACAAATTACATATTTAAGGAGGATTCCAATATGAGCGCAATTGTGGCAATGAATGAGGAAACCAGGAGGATGGAGCAGTTCAATGATATAGTGGCAAATATTAAACCGCTTATGACTATTGGAAAGGGAAAGAATCAGAGGGCAATTACAGGTAGTGCTGTAGTTCCTTTATCCTGTTGCTTTGTAGATTCAAGATATCAGGGCATGAGGACGCATAAACATTTGAACAGACTTAAAAACAAATGGGACGAACGGAAATTGACTCCTATTATCTTAGTGCCACATCCAGAAGAGTACAGATTTGCAGTCGTAGATGGTCAAGGAAGGTGCCTCGTGGCTCCTGAGAAGGGTATAGATCGCTTAAATGCAATTATCCTGATGGATGCACCTGAAGACTTGGATGAACGCTTGAAATTTGAAGCTGAATATTTTATCGGGCAGGATTCAGAGGTGGAAAATGTAAAGCCACTTGAAAAACATCTTTCAAGAGTAATTATTGGTGATAGTGCTGCGGTTGCTCTTGACAAACTTTTGAACAAGTATGGAATCAAATTTGTAGCAACAAAAGGGAATAGGGGAGAATCAGTACTTGGAAGTTATACAGATGCATATTCGATTGTAAAAGTCCATGGTGAAAAATGTCTGGATTTTATTTTTTCTATTATTGATAACGCTGGATGGAACAAGGAAACTAATGGATATGCAACATTTGTAATGAGAGCATTAAGAGAAATCTGGATTGCACATCCTAATGAGAGAAAAGAAATACATAGATATTTGTCAAAGGAATTAAGGCAAATTGATCCAGCGCATCTTAGTGCAAATGCAAAAACAAGATATCCAAAACGCGATCATAGAGTATCTTGTGTTCTATATGTAGAAGATTTGGTATGTTATGGACTCGGAATAGAGAAGAAGATTTATGTAGAGAATGGAAAGAAAATTAAAATTTCTAAATGATTCTATGAAATGGAGGAAATGTTATGAAGATAATTAAAGGCGCAGCAAAAGCAGAGATTCATTGGACAGTGCGTCAACTTGTAGAATATGTAGAAGATAAAACAGTGAATTTTAACATAGATATCCAGAGAGGGTATGTATGGAAAGATAATGATAGAAAATCTGCGTTGGTTCGTTCTTTGATATTGGATAAACATATTCCTCCGTTGTATTTTAACAAGGTGGAAGATGTTTATGAGGGAGAGGACGGAAAACAACGGACGCTTACTATTATTAAATTCTTGAAAGATGAATTTGAATTAAGTGGGGTTGATGAATTTACAGTGATAAATGATGAGGGAGAAACAGAGGAAATTGATCTCAATGGATATAAGTTCAGTGATCTTCCAGAATGTTTTCAGAATGCTATTAAGGAATATTCATTTATGATTTGCTATACAGACAATGCAGACCAAGAGGAACAGGCAGACACATTCTATAATTTGAATAATGGACAGGCATTAAACGCAGCTACAATGAATCGTGTAAAAGCAAAATCTAAGGAACAAATTATTAGACTTGGGAAACATAAACTTTTTAAAGACGCTTTAAGTCAGACGGCTTTGGATGGACATGTAAATGAAGATATGGTTGCAAAAGCACATGCGATATTAAATGATGAGGAAGTTTCTACAGACGCTAAGTGGATTCGTCCATATATGAGAAAGGTAGATATTACAAAAGATGACGAGTTCCTACTTGGTGAAGTATTCGATCGTATTTATAATATTCATTCTATAATAGAAGATAAAAAAATTGCCAAGAGGATTTATGCCAGGACACATATGATTAGCATTGTTCCAATTGTTGCAGAGTCGCTTAATAAAGGGTATTCTGACAGACAAATGATGGAGTGGTTTATAAATTTCTTTTGTGGAAAGAAATCGGCAACTATTTCTAAAGTATATAATGACGCTGCTGGAAGGGGAACTGGAAAAAATTCTGCTGTTATGAAAAGAATAGAGGAAATAAAAAAAGATTATAATAAATATTTTGAAAATGTGAAGATTTTATCGAGTTAATCTGTAGATATTTCACGTTGTATGGTATTGGATTGTGTTATATACTTCTCTACATAAAACAGGAGAATTGTATAATACATATATTTAGATATTCCATGCTGATATGAAGCTATGGAAATGAGTTTATGCTTTCTCATATTCAAAAAAGCAGTTTACAGAAAAAGGGCAATGGAGTTAAAATATTAAAGATGATTGTAATTAAAAGAAAGGGGTACAATTATGTGTTATAAAGATGAAGTTCAGAGAAAAAATGAGGAAAAGCTACAAAGAAAATTAAAAGAAGATAATGTACCTACTCTAATTACAAGATATTTTATAAACATTAGAAGTAAAGCCGGAGCATTAAATTATTGGATAGCAATAAAAGATTTATTGATATGGTTGATAGAACAAAAAATTATTAAAAAAAATATTTCTGAAATTCTATTAGAAGATTTTTACAATATATATCCCGAAGACATTACGTCATATTTAGATCAAAAAGAAAAAAATGGGATGTCTCCAACAACATTGGAAACAAGAAAAAATATTTTTCGAAGTTTCTGGAAATATTTAGCACGACAAAGAAAATCTGAAATTGATCCGAATTTTTTTAAAGATGTATCATATGAGGGTATTGCTTCTGGAGATAATTTAATTAAAAAATTTCCATCGGATGAGCAACTAAAATTAATGGAAGAGAAAATTAATAGTAAGAAGGAAGAATATATAAGAAAAAGAAATCTTTGTGTACTCCAAATATTAAAAGGTACTGGATTGAGGGAATCAGAATTGGCAGGACTTGATATAACAAATTTATTTTTGGATGAAGAAATGCCTTATATAAGAATTATCGGGAAAGGAAAATATAGAGAAAGGGAGTCAAGAATTGTATTTTTAACAGGAAGCGCATTAGAAGCAATAAAAGAGTGGATGGATTATAGAAAGACATTAACAAATATTGTTGATAATAATTCTATATTTTTAAATAAAAATGGGAAGAGAATGACTGAATATAATATTCAGTGCATTTTTAGAACTTATGGAAATGGAGTTACACCCCACATGGTACGTCATTGGTTTGCTACGATTATGGCAAACACTGGCAATCTTGCTTTTGCACAGCAACAACTTGGCCATAAAACAGCAAATATAACAACAAATAGTTATATTAATGGGGCATATGGGATGAAAGATATTTTGATGAGTATGTAAAAATTGAATTTATAGTGAATTTTTAAAGCTAGAAGATATGAAAACAAGAGGAATAGCAAATATTAAAAATTGAAGCAGTTGCAAAGGTATATTATACATGCTGGTTGTCTGACGAAGATTCTCAAAAAGTTATAGATTATATTAAAGAAAACCCGGAAAAATTTGAGTTTATGACAGACAAGGAGAAGATAATAAAAGTTATAGAAGAATTATACGAAGAGAACGAAATCTCGCCATATGATTCCTCTGATGAAAGTGATTTTTCGACAGAAGAATTTCGATGGTCTGAATTTGAAGAACGGACAGCAGAGGAAATTTTAGGAGGGTTCCATGAATGATGAAATCATGTGCAACGTGCAGATGGGCGAGCTGTAGAAATTACGGCAAAGATTTAGACCCATGCACGAACTATATAACTTCTCTCGAAGAAGAACGCCGAATCAGAATAGAAGAGTTTGCAGCTAAGGACACGAAGTCTTGTGACGGTGATTATAACATAGGATTAAGAAGAATAAGAAAAGTCGGTTATAACGAGTGTAAAGGAGAAAAAGAAGTTAAATACTATTGTTTGTGCAACAACTTATAGAATTTAGAAACTACTGCCACTATTCGGTCGGTAGTTTCTTTTATTTTATCTGAAAGTTGGTGAGAATATGGTATTTACAATTAATAATAGAATATGGCGTGTCATGTTCGTAAATGCGAACAGCGACCTTTTAAGACGTAGCAACGGAACGATAACGGTAGGCGTTACGGACGGTGCAACAAATTGCGTGTATCTGTCGAATTTGCTTAGAGGGGCGTTTTTGGAGCGTGTACTCTGCCACGAGTTGACACATGCGGCTTGCTTTTCTTGGGGGATTTCTATCCCGATTGAGACAGAAGAATGGCTCTGCAATTTTATGTCTGAACACGGAAAAGAGATAATCTATTTACTTGATGATTTGCTTTCTCTTTCCACAAAGAAGAGGGTTTCTTAACCCTCTTCGATATAACGCCATATATATCCGCTTGAAGTTTTTCGGTGCCCAGATAGGCAACCCCTTAAATTTGTTTCCCTATACCCTGTCGTTTCTGACGCTTGCTTGCAGGAATCCCATATTTTAATCAAATTCATATCCATATCATATTGTGCAACTTTTTGGGATTTATACAGCTTTTCAGTGCTAAAAATTTCTTCAACTGATTTTCCTTTTATTTTTCTATCCTCTGCCAATATCGGACTAATCCCCGCATTTCTTGCATGGTTACTAAGGGTATCTATCACGCCCTTGTACTCAAGATATACATTTGCATTTTTATTATTGGACTGCTCTTTTGCTGTTGCCCATCTACAATTATCTGGACAATAATTTCCATTAGGGTCTATGCGGTCTAATGTGCATTCTCCACGCTCTGCATTTTCATCGTATCCATTGGCATACGCCCAATCCATGAACGGAGTAAATTCTTGCCATTCATCGCATACTTTTATACCTCTTCCTCCGTAATTTTTATAGGATATATGATTTTTAACATAGCACCGCTGTTTCATGGAGTGCCAAACATTATATATCCTAGTGCCAAACATTCCATGCTTCTTGCATATACACCCACATGACTTAGTTCCATTCTTTTTGGTTAAATAAATTCCCGGAATATCAATAATATTTCCGCAATCGCATTCACAAGTCCATACAACCCTTTTCCCTTTTCTGTAGTTTGCCATTCGTTTTACTTTCAGTCTCCCGAACCTTCTTCCAGTCAAATCTATAATAGGTTTGTTTGCCAATCATATCACCTCTTTTAAAAATAATGCTGACACCAGTGAGTTTCTATAATAATTCCAGTCTCTTCTTCCTCGTCCAACAGCACATAAAACGCAATATCATCTAATATCGAAGATATCGCATACAGAATATAAGCCATAGTTCTTTTCATGACGCACCTCTTCTTTTTCTTTTGGATAAACAATCTGTTTTTCTTGAAAAGAGGTTTCCCTTGTGATATGATTGTATTTATCAAAGAGAAACCTCTTTGTACCTAGAGTAGTTGTCTTTTGCTTGGTAGGCGTTCAACTACTCTTTTTCTGTTTCGGCATAAACTTTTTTAATCCCAGTCATAACAACATCGTATTGAGTTTTATTTAGCTTTTTGCAACATTCTTCGAGCAATGCCCTATCTTGTTTTGTTGCTCTAATTTTAATTTGTTCTGACTTTGGATTATCTATTTTAGGTCTGCCAGTACGTAAACCCACATACATCACCTCACTTTATGGGTACACACTAATTATAATATCGTGTACACGATAAGTCAATGACTTTTTGTATTTTTTGAAGAAGTGCTTTTAAAGATTTATAGGATTGTATACCCCAGCCAGGGAAATTTCGCATACCTTAAGACTTGCGCCCGTCTATATCCCGTCCTATAGCTTGTATGGTGCAACCTGCCAGTATGCCGTATGTTATCGCACAACCATTAAGCGCCGGATGCTTCACCGGGGCGCGACTGAGTTTACAAGTGCCCGGCTTGCGTAAACCTGTAGACGGGTACGGGCTTATGCAAGCGCTTTGATTCCGCCATGGTCTTATACGTGGGTGGATGCCATGAGGAAGAGCGGCGCCGCCGGGAATCGAACCCGGCGCAAGGCTCTAGCGCGCCTAAAATCTCTTTGTACTAAGTGGCTATTCGTGATTTTTCCCATTCGGGTTAATAAAATCATTTTGTATATCGTTATCTTTGATGTAGCGATAAAAATTTATTAGCATAACCATATCTCCGTTCGGAATAAATTCCGTTTTGCTCATGCTGTCTGTTCCTGTGATCAAAACCGTTCCGTCATGTCCGCGTTGTATAAGTTCAAGCGTACCGCCGTTGTTCACATCATAAGTCAGTTTTTGCATAAACTCTCTTTCCATATTTTCCACCTTTTAACCTTTCTTATTTTCCTGTCCTCTGCATCTTCCGGGCTTGGAACCGAATGCAGCTGCATTATAGGATCGGAGCATGTGCACCTTATACTATTCTTGTAAGATTTAAGTGATCAAACGATTTTCTTCCGAATGTGTGAATTTTGTTTGAAATTTTGTTATTGTTTAGCAAAACTCTGTATGTTACAATCTTTTCATTTGCTGATAAAATTTCAAAACATATGTTGTTTACATTGCCTTTAAAAATCATTCCATTTTCGATTGTCATTTCTATTCCCTCCTGATTTGAATTTGTTTTGTTGTTTGCTATGGTTATATATTATCACATGCAATTAATAATTGCAATAGATAATTTTGAATTAGATAATGTTTGTGAAAACTAAACAATAATAGGGTCTGTATATTGGTAATAATTACAATAGATAATTGTTATTGACAATTTGAATTTGTCTATATATAATTGATAATAACAATGAAGAAGTGGAGGGATAATAGAAATGACTAAGGCAGAGTTAGAAAAGCAGTTGGAAGAACAGAAGAAAATAATAGATAAGCAAAGAAAGAGAGTAAAAAACCAAAATGAAAAAGCGAAAGAAAACTGGGATACCGTTTCTTGTCGATTGCCAAAAGGAACAAAAACACGTATTACGGAAAAGGGGTTGAGCGTAAACGGTTTTATAAATTCTCTAGTTTTACAGGAATTGGATAGACTTGAAAAAATATAGTGTAATTTCAATTATCTATTGCAATAATTAACGAAATAGTTTATAATGTAACCATAGAAAGGAAGTGGTTGCATGAATACTAAACATCATTTAATACAAGTTCCAAATGTCCAGAAAGTTGGAGTTTACGCTATACGTAATAAAGTCAACAATAAATATTATATTGGCTCCAGCGTGAATGTAAATGCCAGAATGAAAAGCCATAGAAGTAATATAGAAAAGCTGAATGGTTCAAACTTGGAATTTGACAAGGATTTACAAAGCGAAGACGATATTAAAAATTTTGAATTTATTGTTCTCGAAACATTTGAAGATTATCAAATAACTGATTTAGAGTTACGTAAGAAAGAAGCGGAATATATCGAAAAATATAACGCTTATAAAGGGTACAACAACCCTAACAGGCATCCAACAATTAACGGATATTTTTGCAATAATGAATATTTGTTTTGCAAGAAACAAGGACGGGGAAACCGTGAAAGAATATCGGCTTTAGATTTGAAAAAAATGAAAAACATACAGTTGATACATTTGTATGCAAATATGGCATATAAGGCAAAAGAAACGGATGAAGATATTAAAACCGTCGAAGTGGAAATATTGGAAAGAATGAATAAATAATTGCAATTATCTATTGACAAATACACGATGATAGACTATAATATAATTGTCAAGAGGGAAACCAAATGACAATAACCCGAAAGGGAGAAAGGAGAACAAATGGGCGATATGGACAAGAAAGAAATCAAAGAAGTCATTGAGTGGTGTGATGAGAAAGGGCATAGCGAACACGAAATCTTGGAGCTGATAAGACGGATTGTAGACGCAAAGCCGAGAGAAGAAAAGGCTGAATAACCAGCCAGAATCACAGGAAGGGCGGTGAGCAGGCCGCCCAAACTGTAAAAACAGAATAACACGAAAGTTAATATAAATCAAGGATTTAGGGTTGGAAAATGAAAATCGAAGAATTAAGAAAAATCATTGAAAAAGAAGAATATAATTGCTATGGTATCCGAGTTGACTATGATATGGTTTATAAAGTCGGTGATATCTGTGAGAATAGCCATCAATGGTGGCAGGATTGCCCGGAAGACCCAGAAGAAACCGAATTAGAATATAACGAGGATATGCAAGCATGGGACGGCGGTGAGCTTCAAGGAACGTGCGCTTTACTGGTGGAATGCGCAGATAATTTAGAAGACATACTTCGGAAGTCTAACACGTACTTTGGAGATAATGTTACTCTTATTGCCGGTGACTCATACGGGCGTGGGAACGACATCGGAGAGTTAATTATTGAGAATGCGGTCGTTTTAGCTATAATTTGAACAAAAGCAAGGAGTGATTGTTTGATTTGGAATCAATTAATTAAAACGTATGATAGCGGTGCATACCCTATCTGTCCAATAGCCCATAGAAAAGAGGCGTTGTTTGTATGGAAAACGGAACACTTAGAACATCAGAAGCACAGAGAAAAGCGGTAAGGGAATACGAAAAAAAGGAACGACAGAATAAATGTAATATTTCCGAGCGGAACAAGAAAGAGAATGGAAGAAGTGGGAATAGAAAAGCCTAATGCACTTATATTATAATAAAGATAGTTAAAGAACCGCCTTGCCGTTCTTGGGAGTTGGATATAAAACGAAAATTTTAGGAGGAAGTAAAAATGAAAAAATATACTGGAGAACTAAGAAGAATGATGGAGTTCGACTCCGAACAACTGTATGAAGTTGGACAGAAAGCGAATCTCGGAATTCACTGGGCAACCCCGGATGCTTCTTCGCAGGATTTTTTAACAGGAAAGAAGCATACATACAATTTCCACTGCGAAAATGCAGAGGGAATGGAAATTGAGTATGATAACATTTCCGAAGAAGAAGCTAGGGAGTTTGAAACGGATGCGGACGCATGGGAGGAATGCGAAGTCATCGTTGACGAGAAGCAAAAATTTGAAATCCTCTCCATCGAATGCGAATATTGGGAGGAATTTGGCGGCTATATGTACGAGGTCGAAGTAAAATCTGTTGCATAAAACGCAAAGGAGGAAAGCGAGATGAAAAAAATCAATTTAGAAGAATTGAAAAAAATGAATTTTGAGTACGGAGAAAAAACGCTCATGTCCCTCGGGTATTACTGCTCTGGAAGCGGCGAGACAGAAAGCAATATTTCTGATTATGCAGTAGATACATACTACACGCTAGAAGATGAGGATGGAAACGAAATTGATATTATCAGCTTTTCACAATTCTTGAACGGACGTGACGGTGAAGAGCAGGAGTCCGAGGTATCAAAAGAGAAATGGAGTAGAATTTGAAAGCGAAAGCGGTATTAATTGAAGGATATATGAGTCAAGCACAATTTAAAGTGCCTGGCTGGACTGGTGGACGGGAGCCTACTTATCCGCTACCTCCCTTTTCCACCGTCATTGGTATGATACATCATCTTTGCGGGTGGAAATGCTATCACGATATGCAAGTATCCGTTGCAGGACACGGGAAAATTCAACAGGCACTAGAAAAACGCTGGAAAGGGGGCGCACGCTCAACGAAAGAGACAGAAGAATTTAAAGAGCGTTTTCCGATACGCGTTTGGGATGGGAAAGGCTATGTAGGATGGGTTAGCGTTCCGGTATATGCTGATTTTTTGAGTGATTTAGAGTTGAGACTACATATCGCCCCGGAAGCCGAAGAAGATTTAAGCGAAATTTTTGATAACTTATCGCATCCTCCCGTATATCCGTCCCTTGGACGGAATGAAGATTTGATAAGGATTGACAAAGTGGAAATCGTGGATATATGCGATAAAGATAGCGTGAAACTCGATTTAGACATGTACTCGCAAGATAAATCTGACGGATGTGGGACTGCGTACAAGCTTCACAAGGATTATAAAATTGTCAATAAAAGACGCGTGTTTAATGATAAAATCGTATCATTGCTGCCTCGAGGGTCGGAGGCGGAATTAAATGTTGATGAGCTCGGGAATCCTGTAATTTTAATTTGACAGGATAAAAACAATATATTATAATATAAATGACGTTTTTTTTGAATGTAAAGATTAGTTAAATATTTAAAATTAGTGTTAATAGTCACATATTGGAAAGTAAAGGCTTGTAGAATATTTACAAGCCTTTTGCGTTATTTTAACAGCGCAAACAAGAGGTCGGGAAGGATGAGAAAAGAGGATAAGGCGGGAAAACACACAATAGGAGAAAATGGATTGTTAAAGAATTATGTGCGCCTTATATATTATTATATCCGTATTGCATATATAGTGTGTAGTGTAGAATATAATATATATAATAAATGCGAGAATAAATATATAAAATTAAGGGTTGACAATCCCTTATATGTGGCTGTATGATAAATCTATGAATTGAATGAACGTAAGGCATTGCTAAGCTGCAACGCACAAATGTAGACGTTGCACTTTAAGCCCGGCGCGTGAGTACTGCATCCAGCGGACAACCACGATAACGCCGGAACTGGACATGATAGCACCGCAATAGGATACAAGCCCTCATCCGGAGGGAAAACCGAAGAGACGGAATGCAATGAGCCGCCGACACTGTAGATATATATTTATTTATATGTCTTGGTGTCTGTGGCTCTTTTTTATTATATTTTACTGGGTAATATAGGAGGCAGTCGGATGGGGAAAACGCAAGAGTATATACAGACCATCGCAAGCGTCGAGGATATGCCGGCGGTGGCCAAGGATATAGTTATACAATATTGCATGGAGAACGAAATAGAAGAGCGTGATATATTCCCTTCTATGTGGGATGATATTATAGACGAATTATATATTAAATTATTTAAGCCATGTAATAGATTATTAAAGACAGAGAGTAATTTATATAATCAATACGATAGAGATAAAGTGTTATATGTATACCAGTATATATATAAAAGACTATGCAATAATCATTGTCAAGAGATAAGCCAAAAAGGATTCTTAGATATGACAGGGATAGATAAACAGACGTTGTACAACTGGAAAGATTCAAGCTCTTCGAGTTTCGACCTTCAAGAAAAAATTATGGAGGATAATGAGCAATCATTGTTTAGCTTGATGAAAGACAGGCGCAACAACCCCATGAAGATACTACCGAAACTGAATAGAAAGCACGGTTGGAACATGCCCGGCGTAAAGGAGCAACGGCAGGAACGGCAGCTTGCAAGCCGGGAGGAATTAGGGTTAGAAGCACCAAAGGAACGGCCTGCATTGCCGGGGACGGGCGGAAATGATTGATTTATTTTAATATTTTGTTGAGTGCGGAAAATGATATTAATATATATCATTGACATTGATTGATATTATACAAAATATATGCACATCTATACAGAAAATGGTGATTTTTCGTATAGATACTAGTGTTCGGAACGATTGTTCGATTTGGATGAAAAGGGTGGCAGGGGTTATATAGAACACATGTTCGGCACTACCTAAGCCACCCAACCACCGACCATTATTTCTTACCGTCCCACATAAAGAGAGGATTCTATGAGGACTACATCAGACCCAAAAACAGAGAAGATAAAACTGAGAATGAACGAAGATATGAAAAGCCACATAGAGAAATACGCAAACTTATCAGGCATAACACTTTCTCAGTACATCAGGGATTTAATCTCCAAAGATATGAGAGATAAATCTAAGCAATAAAGGGTGTTTCTGAAAATTAAAAAAAAATTAAAAAAGACCCTCTTTTCACAGAGAAGCCTTTACAGAAACCTTGTTTGACAGTGTGTACGATACTTCCGGGTTCGGCTGAATAATTAACTTACAATCCAGTATATCAAGAATTTTTATCAATTCTTCGACTGTGTAACTATCTCGGAACAGCTTGTTTGAGAATGATTGAGTTTTTATGCCGAGCATTTCAGCCATTTGGATATTATTTAGCCCTTTTGACTTCATGATTGCCTTGATAACGTCAGATACCATAACGGGAACCTCCTTTCGTTAAGTATAATCAAATTCGAGAAAAAAATCAAGAATAATACTCAAAACTATTGAAAATATACTCGAAAGAGAGTATAATAAAAGAAAAATATTTCTGTTAGGAGTATTAACATGAATACTTTTCAAAATCTGATTGACAACGGAATAGAGCCATATACCGCGCAGGAAATGTTAGACAACTATTCTTCCAAAATAGGAACAATGAACGGAGTTTATGAAATAACTGACATAACCTATGATTTTAACGAAAGAGGACGAGATGTGACGCTGAAATGCTCTCTATGTGGCAGAGAGATACACCGAATGATGATAAGAGGGAGAAATAAATGGAGCGAGTTAATAAAATCGTGTCCTTGCGAAAAAGAGAAAATTGAAAAAGAATATCGGGAACGTTTGCGGAAAGAAAGAGAAGAAAAGCAACAGTTGATTCTAAGCAGAATAAATAAAATATTTGGAGATTATGAAATAATTTCTGTTTTAGACTTGGAAAGCAATAATCCGAGATACGTAATGCGTTGCCGAGAATGCGGAGAAGAAATGAATGTATCCGCAAATAACTTTTGGCAGAGGGCAAATTTTGAATGTAGAAAGCACAAACCTCATGCGGAGCCAGTTATTAAGTTTGACAAAAGCTACATAGGCATGAAGAAAAATTTCTTGACAGTAAGAGGAATCACAAGACTTCCGAACGGGCATAGGGCATTTCTTTGTGAATGCGATTGCGGAAACATGAAAGCAATAGAGCCTACCCAATGGGAGCAAGGAATTGTGAAAAGTTGTGGTTGTAAGCACGATGAGTTGCAAAAGGAATCACACACAAAACACGGATTAAGCGGAACACGTCTTTACGGAATTTGGTCGAATATGAACGCTAGATGTTTCAATCCAAATTCTCAACACTATAAACATTACGGCGGAAGAGGAATAACTGTTTGTACTCAATGGAAAGGCGAACAAGGACTGCTTAATTTTATAGATTGGGCGAATAGAAACGGATATTCCGACGAACTTTCGATTGACCGCATAGATGTTAATGGGAATTATGAACCGGATAATTGTAGGTGGGCTGATTGGTATATGCAAGCAAACAATCGAAGGACTCCGAAAATAGGAAATGATAGAAAGAAAAGGGTGGTAAAACTATTCTCAATCAACGGAGATGCGAGGTCGATGAAAGAATGGTGCGTATTGTTTGGAACTTCCCAACAAGCTGTTTATTACCGCATGGACAAGTTAGGAATGACATTAGAGCAGGCATTAAAAACACCGAAAATGACAGATGGAAGACCAAGAAAGCAATCGGTAAGTGACGCTCGAAGAAATTGATAAGCAATTCGGCTACCCGATTGAGATTGTAAGCTGACAGTGCTGCTTTCAAGATATTGGAAGAGGAATTCAAAAAAGCGAGGGGTTGCGAATGAGTATGATCAATGAACAGACAAATAAATTAAGAGAAATATCGCATTCATTAGAGCTTTTCCCGATTCATGATTTTTCAGAGACAAGTACAGTGATAAGAGAAGCCGCCGACACCATAGAATCCTTATCTGCAAAATTGGCGGCGGCAAATATGGAGCAGTCAGAAGCGTATTATAACGACGGGTGGGTATATTGCGGTGACAGGAATAACTTGCCGGATAAAACAGGATTTTACATGGTTACAAAAGAAATAAGAGAAACGGGTGAGCGTTTTACCAGAAAAAGCTGTTTTGATGCTGAAAAAGGTTGGAATGACCCTTTGAATTTTGTTGATATAGTGGCATGGCAACCCCTACCGCTTGAGTATAAAGGCCACTCAAAAGAAGGCGGTGATTCCAAATGAAAGTAACCTGTGAAGTCCAAGATTATTCAAACCCCGCAAAACCAAACATAAGAATCCATAATAGTTGGCTTCGTGGAACTCTTGTCGAAATCGAAGTTGAAGGAAACCGGTATACAGTTGACGGGAATGAGATAAAACGTGCGGTTGATAACTGTATGAACGTGTAAGGAGATAAAATGGACAATATTTTATATTTCGCTCACTATGAAACCGAAGTTCAATACTTCCTTGATGACTTATCTCAACAGTTACATATATACGGCATTCCATGCACGATAAATTACCGAAACAGAACAGTAGAAACAGAAAACTATAAAATCTATGCCGTATCTGTGGGCAGAGGGATTATCGGCTCATTACCGGGATTCAGATACTACCTCAATGACGCTATGGAGGAAGAGTTTAACAAGAGAGTGAAATTCAAACTCTTAGAGGGCGCAGAAGAATTGAAGTCCTTCAAGGAATTAGTTGAACTTTTGAGAGAACTGATTTTCTAAAATTTTTTAAATAAAAAAAGGTGTTGATATGGGAAGGATAATAATTGGCAGAAAATACCTGCACTTCAAAGGGAATGTATATCAGTTGTTGAATATAGCAACTCATACAGAGACAGGGGAGCGTTTTGCTGTATATAAATCCATGGAAAATGATAAAGTATGGATTCGCCCGCTTGAAATGTTTGCATCAGAAGTTGACCATCAAAAGTATCCGAATGTAGCACAGGAATACAGATTCGAGTTGATGGAATAAGCGCATATTTTTCTAAATTTTGTATCAAAAAGGAGTTGTATATGCAAAATCAAGAATCCCAATTCAGACCATGTATTGTAACAGAAAGATATATCCGAGCGAGAAATGAGGATGGAGAGTTTTTCGGGGAATCAGAAAGAAAGTTTAAGGCGTTATTCCATTTTTGGTACGAACGTCATAGATATTACGATAATTGCGGTCGTGGAGCGTATGCACAGCCTTCTCATATAACGGAATTAGTGGCAATCGTTGAATATGAGGACGGTTCTGTGCATCAGATTTCGCCGGAGTATATACGATTTATCGACGAAAAGGTGAAAGAATATGATTTCAAAACTAGCTAACGCAAAACACGGCTACGACATTTCCAATGCCACAAATGAAGAATTTCAAGACCTATGCAAGAATTATCCCGAAAAGATACGTTGCCTTATCTGCAACAGCAATATGAGGAAGAATTTCAGAATCGGATTGCTTGGTTCGGATATTATCACAATTAACAACCGGGTGCATGACGGCGTGGTGTTTATTAATCATTTCTTTTAGGAGGACAAATGAAAGAGAGCGAAAAGCAAAGACTTTTATCAGACATTGTAAACGAGTTACTTAATACCGAACCACAAAAAGTCGCAGTGGTTGAATGTGACGATGGAATATGGAGAAACAGACCGCTAATCGACATTTCGGTGGCGGTTGAGATTGTGAATAGTTTTCGGGGAAAGGAATTTGAATGATATGGGGGAATCAGACTTGCAAACCGCCTGTCAAATTATCAGAGACGAACTTTTGAAGCATGAGGATTTCTATAAGACGTTTGTGGCAAGCGTTCAGTCTGCGATTCATGAAGTGCCGGAGGAATGTTGGTCTAACGAACTGGCAGAGAAAATTGTTAATAGGATAAGCGGAGAGGAATAGTTGTGAAGAAAATAGTAGTTGTTTTGTTAATGTCGATTATGCTGACAGGGTGCAAGGATTCATCTAGCGGCGGAGAGACAAAAAATACAAATGTGGAACAAGAAGGAATGTCCATGTTTGAAAGACACGACTTAGACAGGTTTTATTCCGTTCTTGTGGATAAAGAAACAAGAGTATGCTATTTGGAATGTAAATGTCTTGGCGGTTATTATGGCATTGTCGTTATGGTAAATCCAGACGGAACGCCGAAGATTTGGGAGGAATAGAGATGGATAAAAAGAAAGTTTGCGGCACATGCAAATATCATCAGTTCGAGAGCGTAGATGAAGGATATGTATGTGTGAATGATGAAAGCGAATACTTAAGTGATTGGACGGATTTTTGCCACTCATGTGACTGTTGGGAGGGAAGAAATGAAACAGATTATTAAAGCGGTATTGCTTGTTGCTTTTTTGTATTTCCTTAGTTGGATTTCAACATGTGGAATTATCAAACTGATAACCATGTGTTTTAGTTGGAAATTCAAATGGTCGATTGCGACCGGGATATGGCTCGTTGTATTTCTCGCACAGAGTATTTTCTCAAGAAGGGATTAGTGGTCAAAAATGGATTTATCAAGTGAATACAGCACGCGGTTTGACGAATTGCGAAGAAACAGAGTGGAGACAAGCTATTTTAAATACGGTTCGGCAAAGAAGAATTTCTCGACCGGGAATGTAAACGCTTTGGAATCAATGAAATTATGCGTTGAGAAGTACATAGATACAGGGAATACCGAGTTCCTTTGCGACGCTGCAAATTACCTTATGTTTGAGTTTATGTATCCGCAGCATGAGAAAGCGCATTTTCGGGCAACGGATAGTTCGGAGAGTGCTGGGATTGTCGGAATCAGCGAGAAAGAAATGGAACGATACGAGAATGACGGATTTTAAGTGAGGTAACGCTATGAAGTCAAAAACCCGCCCGCCGCCTAAATGGGTTTTAAGTTTGCTCGGCTAAAAACAAACAGTGTGTCACGGACGGCGTGGGAGATTGCACCTCGCCCACGCCACAAAATTAAGGAGAGACAATGAGGATAATTAATCAGCGTAGAGACCGGTCTTTAAATTTTGACAATGTAGAAATCTATATTGATGATACCAGGATTTTTGCAGAGGAAGACCGCAAGATTCTTTTAGGTGAATACAATACCGAAGAACGAGCGTCAGAAGTGTTTGAGGAAGTACATAAATTTTATGTTGGCGAGAACGTATTGTTTATGAATAATGTTGAGTTTGATAAAACCGGATTGGAAGAACTGAAAAACATAGATATGAGAGCCATATTAACGAAAACAGATTCTCCCCCAAAAGTAGAATTTATCAGTGGAAATTCTGTTTATTATATGCCAATTTCTTAGTTTTTGATATAGTCTTCATTTTTTTGGAGACCTCCACCCACTAGCAGGAGCTGTTAAGAGGCGGTCATGCGTCCCGGTGGGTTTTGAACTGTATTTAGGTCTTACGAGTGAAACGATTGACGAATCAGCCTAATGCGGTTCGAACGGTGAAAATCCGTCCATGAACTCTCCGGTATAGCAATCTTATTCTCCGGCATTGCGGAGTTGGTTGTGGAGGGTACAGAATGAGGAAACACAATGCGGAATCTTCAATAGACATGGTAAAGAGCATAGATAGTGACTGAATGGTAAGGTGCGCTGCAATGCGGTGGTCGCCCGTCAGGGCGTGCAGGTTCAAATCCTGCCTGCCTATTATTTTCAAAATTAACGCATGGTTACACCGGTCGATGCCATGCGAGACCCCAAAGAGGTAGTCCCTCAACTGTGAATGATACAGTGTGCAACCAATAACATTCCGGGTCGCTCCCGGAGAATTTCGGCTATGGTATGCGAGCCGGGGATATTGGGGAAAGGGAATGTTCTGGCGCAGATTTCAATGGATGAAATATCTAACCGTATAATGGGGTGGAAAGACCCGGTTCGATTCCGGGGCGTTGGAATTGCCGGAATGTAGGCTTAGAAACAGCCATCATTTAAAGAGTAGCCCTATCTCCTGCACAGCGGAATACCGGCGCAATGAACGCTTGCCGGAGTCACAATAGAAATTGTACGGCATTTTGTTGTGGCTGTGCGGGAGTGCCGCATGATAGGGCTTTTGGCGTAGCAGCACACCGGTAATTATTTAAACATTATAATTCAAAGAATATGGAGGAATAATTATGCAAAAAGAAACTATGTCGGTGCACAAAGCATTAGCAGAACGCAAAACACTTGAAAGCAGAATTGACGGATTGATTAACACAAGCCGGTTCATCAACGTGAACAAGCATTCTAACGAGAAAATCGAAGGCTTACCGGTCGAGGACTACAAAAAGACTTTACAGGGAGCATGGGACAAGGCTACCGACCTAATCAAGCGTCAGGAGGCCATCAACCGGGCAGTAACTCTTTCTAACGCGGTTACAAAGGTAAAAGTTGGTGAGGGCGAGTATACCGTTGCTGAAGCTATCTGGATGAAAAATCACGGTATGGAGTTCTACGGGATGTTGAAGCGCAGAATCGAAATGCAGCACGCGCAGGCGGTATCAACCCTTGCGGAGAAGAACGGCAGGGAACTTGAGGAGCGTGCGGAGAAGTATGTAACAAGCGTGTATGGGGATAAAGAATCAAAAACCAGCACTGGCAATATTGAAAAACTAAGAAGAGATTTTGTCGCGAATCAGTCTTATGACCTTATCGACCCGATTAAGGCGCAGGAGAAAATCGAATGGTTAGAGAAGAAAATCAATGATTTCATGATTGAAATCGATGCGACACTCTCGGTATCGAACGCCGTTACGGAAATCACAATAGAATATTAAGAAAATTATCCACTGCTTACCGAAAACCATAAACTACAATCCATGAGACTTTTGCAGATACAGTCTTATGCAAACAAAAAGAAATCTGCGAAATTCGATGGGCGAATACGAATAATATTAAGTTCAGCAGACTTGAAATCTGTATGGATTTACAAACATAACAAACAGAATTGTCGGCGGTTCGATTCCGCCTAAGTCCAAGAGGATTTATAGCTCAGTTGGAAGAGCGTTCTGCCTATATGTATGTGTGGTGCTGTAAAGCTCAAAGAACAAAGCTCAAAGGTTAAGGTTCAAAATTCAAAGTTTAATTTTGTGTAAAGCTGAAAGAGTAATGTTCAAAGAGCAAAGTTTGACCAAATCCTTGGGATACGTTTCAGTGTGATTGTAATTGACTTTTGGTTTGACGCAAGGCTGGTAAGTGGTGGATAACAATAGAAAATCGGAGAGCAAGCTGAATGGTTTCAGCAGCCGCGTGATGCCACGGTGAGTTAAACAATCGGACACACAAGCTTAATAGCCTATTTATTTAGGTGCGGAAACAGAGTGCGTACTATTCGGGTTCGATTCCCGGATTTCCGATTTAAAAACGATTTTAAGGCACTTTTAAGCCGTTTTTGATTGCAGGAGATAAATTCTCCGCAATCAAAGAAAACGGGCGAAATAGGCGTATCAGAGTGCGTCAGAAAGGGGATAGAATCAATGTCAATTATTCCATTCATAATTGCGAATAATGCCACTCAAAAGATTTTGATGGAAAACGAGAGAAGAGAGCGAAAGGAAAGAGAAAAGCAAGAAAAAAGAAAGTGAAAAAGAAATAAATAATCACAGGCTAGTAGTTTAACGGCAGAACACAAGACTTTGACTCTTGCGATTCGGGTTCGATTCCCGACTAGCTTGTTTAAAAACCGCCAACTATTTGTCAACGGTTTCCAGAAACATTGCGATTGCTTTATCCAGTAGCTTACTGACGGGAACTGATGTTTTTTCGGAGTATTCCTTCAACCTTGCATACAATTCTTTGTCTACAGCGTTAGATATTGCAATGCGATTTTTAAGACCACGATTATCACCCATATAAATTCCTCCTTTGTGGAGAACATCATAACATATTTTAAAACCACTTGCAACTACAAGTAGAAAATGATATAATACATACAAGTAGTTGAATGTAGGTAAAGGAGGCAACAGTTATGGACAAAGAATATATTAGAGATATTTTTGAGAAAAAGAGAAGAGATGATAGGTTGATAAAATACGGAGATTTAATTGACGAAGAAACCATAGGAATATTAAGTATGGCAAGCAGGGCAAACATAGATAAGGCGTTCTACCAATACACAAGAAGCGAAATATCTAATCTTAGTTCTTTTTACAGAATTTGTTTTAAATGCCCGAAATGCGGAGAATTGCAAACGAAAGAATCAAACAAAGCTGATGTATTAGATATTGTTAAAAGAATTAAAATGAACGATTATAACCGTTATGCGGATGATATGAAAAAGTATTTGTGCGAAGACTGCTATCTTGCTTATTTAGAGGAAAAAGAAGACGAGAAACAAAAACAACTTGATGAAAAAGCAAGATTAACAGATGACTATATCAATCAGTATTTATCTCCGAACAGGAGTTTTAAAAAGGATGTGAAACCTTATACAAAAATAAATAGCATAATGGAGCCTCCGAAGTACCGTAGGAGATACGCTCCAATGCAACCGTATTACAGCGAAGTAGAAAAATGCATAAAATCAATGGATTACCATGATTTTTTAAAAACTCCATTTTGGGACGGTGTAAGAAATTACAAATTAAAGAAAGCAAATTATTGTTGTGAATTGTGTGGAGAAAAAGGGATTTTAAACGTACACCATAAAACGTATGAGAACCATGGGAAAGAATTTGATATGGACATTGCAGACAGCGACCTTATTGTTTTATGCAAAGACTGTCACGAAAAATTCCATGATAAACTCAACGCATAGGGAAAATTAAATAATTATGGTAAATTCAGCCGGATAGGGTCGCTCCTGAAAAGCAAGTAACTCCATAGCTTGTCTGCCGGCTGTTTTTATAAATATGGAGAATAGCATAGTGGAGGTGCGTATATGTCAGTTATAAGAATACACAAAAACAAAAATTTTACGGTGATGAGCAACATTCATCTTAGAGATAAAAATTTAAGCCTTAAGGCTAAAGGGTTGCTGTCTTTGATGCTTTCATTACCGGACGATTGGAATTATTCTGTTGCGGGATTGTGTGCCATATGCAAAGAAAATGAGACAGCGGTGAAGTCTGCATTAAACGAATTGAGGGATTGCCGTTATGTTATTGTAAAAAAACAATACCCAACTAAGGAAAATAATGGAAGAATAAAGTATGAATACGGGGTATATGAAGAACCTCAACCAGAAGAAAAACAGAATATAGAAAAACAAGAGGTAGAAAATCTAGGTGTTGAATATCAACATATAGAAAATCCATTACAATTAAATACTGATAAATCAAGTATTAATAAATCAAAAAAAGATAAACAAAATACTGATAATAACTCTCTTTCTCCCGAAAGAGCGAGTGAGAGTGAGACACCAAAACCAAAAAAGCAATCCAGAAAGAAGGATGCTAATGAACTCTTTGAGCGTGTTTGGAAACTGTACCCGAAGAAACTTGGAAAGGGGAAAATATCAGATACGCAGAAGTTAAAACTATTGGATATAGGTTTTGATGAATTGTCGAGGGCTATACAGAGGTATTGCGTTCACATCAAGGATAAGGACAAGCAATACTGGCAGAACGGCAGCACATTCTTCAACAGCGGTTACATAGACTTCCTTGATGAAAATTACGAGGATTCCAGTTCGCCAAATATTGGGATGAAAGAGGTACAGAAAGAACCGTTGAGCGAGAGGGAAAGAATAAGGCTTGGGATAGAAAGGGCAAGAGAAATATTCGGGGAAGATTATGGTGAGAGCTATTGGAATGGGATGGATGATGGGGAAATTGAGATAATGCTTGAATATTTGGGGATTCGCATAAACGAACTTTAATATCTTGGAGGTGCAGAATGAAAGTATACGTGATTACACGGGGAGAATATTCAGACTATGGTATTTGTGCGGTTTCTTTGGACAAAGATGACGCAGAGAGGAAATGCGCTACGCTCAACAGAAATGTAAGGTGCGGCGAGTATTGCGAGATAGAGGAATACGATACGGACGATATGACGGTGGACACCGCAGAGGAAGTCAAGAAAAATTTGAGATGAGCGTAGACGGAAAAACCGGGGAAATAACATGGTTTTCGGAATTATATTTGACACTTGAAGATTACAATAGTGTTGGTTTTTACAAGGAGTATGATTTTGTAAGCGATAAACTCATTAAAGTAGTTGCCACGCTTCCAGCAAATACCACCGAAGAACAGGCAAAGAAAATCATGCTTGACAGGGTAGCGAAATTCAAGGCGGAAAGAGCCGGGCTGTAGGAGGGCAAAGGAATGAGTGATAAGCACAAATATATAGAATTGGTTCCGAGTACAGTTTTACCAACACTAAGAGGGGAAGACGGAAATAATTACATAGAGTTTGAAACACATCTACGGATTGTTAATGAGATGTATGAGAGACTTAACAAGCAAGGGCATGAGACTGCGAGAATTTTAAATTTGTGCGACGAAAAGGACGCTGAAATCGAGAAATACAAGAAATCCTTTGAATCTGCCAAGTGTGAGAGGGATAAGGCGGTATGTGAGTATCAGAATGAGATTGACCGACTGACCGCTGAAAATGCAGAATTGCATTGTCAAATACAGGCAATAAATATGTACCCGGATGAATCTATTCGAGAACCTATCAAAATGGCAGATTGGATTGTACATCACTTTAAGCAGGGAGAAGAATATGCAATTTACCAGAGAGATATGGATGGGAAATTGCAATACATAGAAATAGATGGAGAGTTAGTGCCCGTGCAGACAGGGGAATTAAGAAAGTGCGAGAAAGTGAAAGAAATTGCAGATTATCTTCTTGCGTACTGCAAATATCATTCGGAGGAATAATAATGTTGTTTAGCTATTACACCTGCCCAGATTGCGAGACAAGAATCGGATTAAAAAGCGATTGGGAAGAGATACACGAATTAGAGCATTACAAAAATACAATGAAGCCGATAAATGTAAAAATATTTCGGTGTCCTGTTTGTAACAATGTAAATTGGTTCAATTATGTAGCACATGCGGAGGTGCACGGGTGAAGAAAAAGAAGTTAAAACAACGCATTACTGAACTTGAATCGAAATTAGGACAAGAAAAGTCAAGAAGTGAAGCGTGGAAAGATATATCCCATAGGTTTATAAGCGAATTGAAAGAACGTGGTGTTGAGGTTTCAATTATTCTTCCTGAAAGACCGGCCGTTGAAGTATCACACACGGAAGATGATGTAGCAAAGTATGCATTCGGAATCAACACCGCACCGCCGACACTCTTATTTGATTTTACAGAGCATGACAAGAAAGAAATATGCGATATTAAAAAAAACCGAAGAGGACAATGAGACGGAAGAAATAAAACAATGCAAGGAGTTCTTGAAAAGGGAGAATAAATGTTATATATACATAACGGATTTTTTTGCTCAACCTATGATTTATGAGGCTTTGGGGTTCTCTTGCGGATATATGGAAATTCCAATTGTAAAAATCAAATATTCAAATGGAATGGAAAGTGAAATTTCGATTACGGAACTCATGGAGTATGACACGTTGGAAAAATGCGAAAAACGGTGCGAAGAACTCAACGAGAAAATGAAAGAGTATAGGGAATCTTGGAAGGAAGATTATTGGAGATTGAAACAGCTTGAGACGGAGAATAAGAGTTATGGGAAAGAATAACCGCCTAATCAACCAATTAAATGCAATCGCAAGCCGGAACCGGCAGTTACATGTAGAAGAAGCGTCAGACAAGATGGTGCCGCAGATTTACGCTGCTATTGCGATTGCGCTTCACCGTTCAGAGAAATTCGGATATGAGAGGATAAACCGGGTGTTCTTAGAATCTCAGCATATATGGGAGGATTTTTCAGGGAATATCGAGGAAATGACGAGGCTGTGTGAGGAAGAAACGCGTGTGAGGATAGAGGGGAAATATGGAACTGATTAAAGAAATAAGGTGTGAAGACTTGAAGAAAATAAATCTTGATAAAATATATTCTAAGCTATGCAAAGTATCAAATTGGTATAAAAGCACTTATAAGAAAGAAGAAATGACGAAAGAGGATTTTCTCGAAATTCAAAAAGAGGATTTTTCTTGCGTAAGAGATATAGGATATGCGACGATTGACAAATTTTTATGGCTTCAAAGATATTTAAAAGGAGAAGTGAGAGGAGTATATAAAAAGAATAAACAAGAATTAATAGAAAGCGAAAAAATATTAAAGCTAAAAGAACAATTAGAAAATCATAAAAAAATAGAAAATAGTCTACGGGTTAAAATAACAAATTTAGAAGTGGAGAATGCAAATTTGAAGCGAGACAATAAAAGATTGACTAAAATTGAAAATAAAATAAATGAATTAAAGAAAATTATATAAAATACATGAGGTAAAAGATGAAAATAATATTTCTTGACATAGACGGAGTTCTCAACTACGAAAACTCCAAAAACAAAGTGGAAGAAGAGAAAGTAAAACTTCTGAAAGAGATCATTGACCGGACAGGTGCAGAAATCGTCTTATCTTCTGACTGGCGGTATTGGTGGGATAAGCCGGACGAGGATTTCAAACTTCTGGTAGACAAGCTGAATGAATTTGGATTGAAGTTAATCTCCAAGACGCCAGAGACAGCGCATGGATACCGGGGTGCAGAAATCCACCAGTGGTTAAATGAATGGACAGGAGAAGCGGTGGAGAGGTTAGTTATCCTTGATGATAACATTGATATGAAGCCGTACATGGACAGGCTTGTGGAGACGGATTTTAAGCATGGATTGTGTAGAAAAGATGTGGAGAGGGCGGTTAAACTGCTGAATGAGTGATGAAATTATGAAAAATCGTTGGGCGTTTGATTTAGAAAAACAATTATTTCCACAAATCAAAGAAATAGCAATGGAGAAATTTAAAGACGAATATCCGGGTGTTTCGATTGTATCAGATGAATTGGACGAAGATATCTTAGGAGAGATAGAATGAATAAACAGTGCGAAAACTGCAAATATTGTGACGTAGATTATGAATGGGATGATTTATCGGATGATGATGTTGAAATAGAGATGTGCGGAAAAGGTCACGATATTTCTTGCAATATGGAGTATTGCGAAGATTTTAGGGAATATAAACCTAAGCCGTACAAAGAAGAATTTTCAGAATGCGACACTTGCGAATATCTTTCAATCTGTGAGAATGTCATAGAAAGCGCGTTGAGACAGGATATGCAAAGACACTTTGAAAAAGGAAGAGGATACTGCCAAAAACAGAGTGGAGAAATCGGGAAAAAGAAACTTTCCGAAATAATAAAAATTGCGGATAAGTTGAGTTTCCTTGACAGCAATAGCGCAATCTCTCTTTTGAGAAAAGCGGCTGATAGATTCGGAGATATTACATATGACGAATTGATGAAAGATAAGATTTATGAATTTATGGAGTGAGGAAATTATGTGCAAATATTGTCAAGCAATGCAACCTATTTTGAGAATGTCTCAAATTGACAAGGGAAGAAGAGATGTGAAAACCTATATTGGAATCGGATATAAAAGCAACGGAAAAACATTTCGTTGTCTAACTACTGAATTAGATACAGACGGAGAAAAAACCGCTTGCAGTATAGAGATTCACTTTTGTCCTATTTGTGGACGGAAATTAAGCGAGGTATCAGAATGAAAACAAATGAACATATAATCAAAGAATTTGAAAAAGTGAACGCCGACCTAAGAAAACAGTTGAGAGAATTAGAAGCGGAAAAACAGAGTTTAGAACAGATGTTTCAAGCGCAACAGGAACTTTTAAACCAAAGAAATTCCGTGATTGCCGAGTTAGAATCTGAATTGTCGGTTAAAGAGGGGTTATTAAATGTTAAAAATGGATTGGTAGAGAAAATACTCTTTCCTTGCGAAAGCGCAAAGATAATGCAAGAAATTCTGAATGTTGATACGGAAAATATTCAAGACGATGTACATAGATTTGGAATTGAGTATTGCCAAAAGCACATCAGAGGGAATGACAGGAAGAAAGAATTTGATGAAATCTGCAATATGTTCGCTGACTACATGGAGGATTGCAACAAAAGCGGTGTGATACGATTTTTAGCGGAACTGACGCAAAAACTTAGGGAAAGCGGAGTTATGTGCACTGTAGAAGCACTTGACGGAGAAATCAGCTTCCGGGATGTTTTCATCAGAAATCAAAACGGAGTCACAGTAGATATAAATGGAATACCGAAAGAATACTCGCATGAAAAGATATCTGAAATCGTCCGTGCATATGAAGATATACAACATTGCAAAGAACACGCTGGAGAACATCTTCATTCAGAAGAATATTTGAAAATAATTAGCTTACGTGGAGAAAACGATTCATTAAAAAGAAAAGTAAAAGAATTACATTCAAAACTTGATGAATCAATAGAAGCCGAACGCAGTTTATGCGAAGAAATCGAAAAGCTCGAAGCTGATAAGAGAGAAAGCAGGGATAAAATATTTCCGTATGAAAGCGTTGAGAAGATGAAAGAGAAGATAGAGGCACTCAATGACAGACATCAATCAGACTGTATTGAGAAAACACAGCTTCACACCGCTTTAGATGTGATGACAGAGAAATATCAGAGACTAAGAGAAATTAATGGACTATAGGGAGGACAAGTTATGTGGCTATTAAAATTACACTTTTCAATATCGGTATTATGCCTGATGACATTTTTAGGATTCCGCATGGTGTATAAAGAGCAGGTAAAAGAAAACGGATACGTTCCTAGCGAGAAAAAGAAGAAAAGCCCAACATTCTATTTCATCTTCTTCGTTCCGATTCTAAATCTTCTTTCTGTGTTTGCGCTTTTAATGATGATTGCAATGAAAAAAGAAGATTTAGAAAAGAAGTGTGAGGAATGGGAAAATGAGAGTTCAAACGGGGAATAAAATCTATGAAATGACCTCTAAGCAGTACAAAGGGTTTCTGAAAGCTGCAAAAGGATGTATGCCGGTCGGAATCTATGCGGTAGAGAAAGACGGAGTGGCAATCATGATGAACGAAAAACCGAAAGACAGTGAGGATTTGTGCAAACAGGTGCAGGATTTTAAGAGAAAGGGATTTAAGGTGTATTGGAATGATTTTAAGACCGTATAAAAGGATAAGAGAGTTAGAAGAGATGATAGATGAATTAAAAAGAGATTATCATGAACTGAAAGAAGAGAAGGAAGAACGGTTGAGAAAGAAAAGAGAAGGATTGCATAACCCAAGCGCTTTATGCGACGGGTGTATACATTCTATTACGCAACCATACGGATATCCCCACGCCTGTAAACTTGACTGTAAATGCGAGGACAGAGAGGAATAACGATGGACTTCAAATAGGCAATGTGTGAATATGGGATTTCGCCACAAACGATTATGGAAGATATAAAGAAAATGAAGTTGTCAGAAATCATTGAATCTATACCGCCGAGACATGGGAAAGCGCATTTTGCAGTGCCGCTATTATATGCAATGACCCAGTGGGGAGATATAAATTACGGAGAGTTTTTGGAGAGGGTTGAGAATGAAACTATTTAAGAAATCCAAAACAAATAAAACAAGATTCAATGGATTGAAAACCTTAGACGATTGCAAGAAATATTATTTAGAAAATCCAGATTACAGATATGTGTTGGTTGTAGGCAAAGAAAAATCGCCATATTCAATATGCAAAACTATTGAAGGGGCGCAAGAGGATATTATGTCAATGATAAAATTTGATTGCGATATAAAACTTCCTATGGAAATTATTGATTTGCTTTATGAACTTTGAAATGGAGGATTAAAATGAGTGATTTAAAAATATTTACAGATAACATAGAGCCGCAGGCGTTAAACCAAATCTACACACTGATTAAACAGCCTGCGTTTAGGGATTGTAAAGTGCGTATCATGCCGGATGTCCATTCGGGAAAAGGCTGTGTAATTGGATTTACCGCAGATTTAGGAGATAAAGTTATTCCAAATATTGTTGGGGTTGACATCGGATGTGGCATGGAAACCGTAGAACTTGGAAAGATAGACATTGACTATGCAGAACTCGACCGGGTAATCAGAAAATATGTGCCGAGCGGCAGAAATGTACACGAAGAAGAAAATGGAATTTCGGAGGAAATCATAGACAAGTTGTACTGCAAGGATAAGTTGCGGGAGGTTAAATGGCTAAAATGCAGTCTCGGAAGTTTAGGCGGAGGGAATCACTTCATAGAAATAGATGAAGATTCGGATGGAAACAAATATCTTATTATCCATACCGGCAGTAGAAATCTAGGAAAACAGGTTGCGGAAATCTATCAGCAGATGGCGATAGACGATATGCAAGGGGCGAATAAACTTGCAGAGGAAAGCAAGGCTCTGATAGAAGAATACAAACGCACTGGCAGGCACAAGGATATTGAGAGAGGACTTGAAAATCTGAAAAGAAAGCGGCAACCGGATAAGCTGAATATTCCAAAAGAATTATGCTATCTGACCGGCGAACATAGGGAAATGTATCTGCATGATATGAAGCTGTGTCAAGAATTTGCAAGACTTAACAGGAGAACAATAGAAACCATTATCGGATATTACATGAATTGGGGAATCAACAGAGAGACGGTAAAGTTCCAAACAATCCACAACTACATAGACCACGATACAAACATCGTTCGCAAGGGCGCTATTTCAGCACAGAAAGGCGAGAAGGTGTTAATCCCTATCAATATGCGTGACGGCTGTATTATTGGCATAGGAAAGGGAAATGAGGACTGGAATTGCTCTGCACCGCATGGAGCCGGTCGGATAATGAGCCGGAGCAAGGCGAAGGAAAATATCACCTTAGAAGAATTTCAGAAGTCCATGCAAGGGATTTATACAACCTCGGTCAATCAATCCACCATAGATGAATCTCCAATGGTATATAAGTCGATTGCGGAGATTGTAGCGAACATTCAAGATACGGTGGAGATAGTGAAGATAATTAAGCCAGTTTATAACTTCAAGGCGAGTGAGTAAGGGTGGTGTCAGATGATAAGTTTAAGTGTGGAAGAAAAATGCCAAAACTGTCCTGAGTTTTCTCCTACTGTAGAGCAGATTGATATGACAACTCTTGGAGGGGAAAGAGATATTCAGCAGACGGTTTATTGCACAAACAAACACTTTTGTAAAAATTTAGAAGATTATTTGAAACAAGAAACGGAGGAGGAAAAGAAATGAACCCATCATTTTGGATTTTAGTAGGCTTTGGAGCCGTATGTTTATGGTTTCTTCTTTCTTTTATATTTGTTCCGCTCGGCAACAGATTGATAAAGAGGTGGAACAAGACAAAAGAAAGATTGAATACAAAATACAAAGAGGGAAAGGAGAAAGAAGAAAATGAGTAAAAAATCAGGAGTTGTCGGAGGGGTTCTAGCGGCGATAATCGTAATCGGCGTAATTGTGTACTGTATTTTTAATGTAGTCAGAGTGCCGGTCGGTTATAAGGGAGTAATCTACAGTATGAGCGGAGGAATCAAGGACAATACACTTGACCCGGGATGGCATATCACAAAGCCGACAGAGAAAGTGAAGAAATTCACCGTAAGCAACGAACAGCTCATACTCACAAAGGACAAGCGAGAGGGTTCTGAGGAAGATGATTCTTTCAAAGTAGCTACTGCTGATGACGCCAGTATTGCAGTCAGCTTTCAGATGTCATATCGGTACAACGAAGGTGATGTTGTTGATACGTACAAGAAATTCAAGGGTATGGATGGAGAGGATATCATCAACAGCCGGGTAAAAACAGTGCTGAAATCGAAGATATCAGAAGTTACAACGGATTATACCATGATGGACATTTATTCCGGTAACCGTTCTGAAATCAATAATAAGATTACGGAATATCTCAACAAGGAATTTAACGGCGCATACGGCGTAGAAGTGCTTGACGCTTCAATCATTGATGTCCACCCGGACAAAAAGTTGAAAGAAGCTATCGACAACCGCGTAACAGCCTTACAGCAGAAGCAGCAGGCAGAAGCCGAGCAGGAACGGGTAAAGGTAGAATCTGAAACAAAACTCATTCAAGCAGAAAACGAAGCGGCCATTAAAGTAAAACAGGCGCAGGCGGAAGCCGAAGCAAACACCGTTCTTTCGCAGTCCATCACTGACGAACTTATACGTATGACCGAAGCAGAAGCAAGAAAAGAGCATGGATGGGTTGAAGTGCAGGGCGCAGACGCAGTAGTAAAAGAGAAATAATTTTATCCTTGTGTGGCGTCACAGCCACATGAGGAATTTACCATTAAGTATTATGAGGTGGTGGAGCATGGAAGAAGCAAAAGGCAACGAACAGCAGACAATCATTGAAATGTCTGGGAAAATGGCAGAATGTATCAGAAAAGGATATAAAGTCAGCCTTTACCCGGTCAAAGAGGGAATCAAAATCACAAGTCACAAGGAAAAAAGGATTAAGTAGGAGGGGACTATGAGATGGAGAGATTTTGAAATAGGCGATATGATAATTTGCGAAAGCACAGGCGTAATAGGAAAGGCAATCCGATTTTATTTCCCTACAGCTTGCGAAGAACAGACAATGGTTCGGACACGGGATGGAAGAAAATACCACGCGCCGACAAGAATGTGGAGAAAAATCGCAGAAACAGAGAGATTAGAAAACCATACAGAACAGAAACTATTGAATCCATATGGCGAATATGCGGTGAAATTTGCAGAAAATCATGGAATGTCCATAAATGAAGCAATGCAACAGCCTATGGTTAAGGCAAGGTTAGAATTTTTTAATGCTACAGGAATGTAATTTAGCAAAATAGATTCTTCTGATATGTGGTTGCGTGCATGGATTCTATTATGCGCAGAATCGGTGGTTGGAATAAAGGAGGTAAGATATGAGAATTGTAAAATGGGATAAATATGATGGTGAGAAATATCCGGGTTTTGATGATGTGGACGAATATCAAGAGGCAGAAGAAATTGTGATTGAAGAAATAAAAAAGAATGGCTATTTATTTCATGGATATTACCATCAAAACGGAGAACATGGCTGTCCTGTTTTTGATAACGGAAAGCAGTTCCGTACTACATTTCGGGCGTGGGGTAGCATTATGCAGGAGGCACACCCAGAATTGATAGGCGGAGACAATGGATATATAATAATGGCATGGGATTTCCATTGCAAACACCTTGAACATTTGTTCAAATATCCACAATAAAACATTTCGGTCATGTCCAAGCGTGGACAGGCAACAGCGGAACGCCGCTTAACTTACATTTTATGTTTAGGTTAGGAGGCGTTTTTCTATGGCGACAATCGAACAGCACAGACAGATTGTGCAGAATCTAAATAGTCAAATCAGAGGAAATCCCTCTTATGAACTCCTTTACAAGTATTATAGTGAGGCGAACTACATATTGGAAGATTGCCCGAATGAACGGGATTTAGCGTTTGAGGTCAGCGGTTTTGTGAAGAAGTGGTGCGACCAGTTGTGGAAGTATTTGGACGACGAATACCACAAACTGTACTGGCAGACGATGTTGTTTGAAGCACCGTATCTGTTTGAAAGTTTCATTCTATATATGGAAAAGAATAGAACTCCATCAAGAAAATTTTACGAGCCAAGAAGAAAAACTTTAAAAGTTGTCGTTCAAGATTTGCAAGACCTAGAGGACGGGAGAATCAAATTCTATGGCTTATCTATGCCGAGCCGAGTTGGAAAATCTACGGTCTGTATTTTCTTTCTTGCATGGATAGCCTTAAAACGTCCAAACAGCCATAGTGCAATGGGCGGCCATTCTGGTATTTTAGCAAAGGGATTCTACAAGGAACTGATGAATCTAATCAATACAGAGGAATATACCTTTAAAGAAATATTTGAATATGTACATCCGAACCATATTGTATTAGCAGATAAATCGGCAGACGAATATACAATCACGCTTGACAGGGCGGATAGATTTGCAACAATCACTTGTCGGGGAATAGACGGAACATGGACGGGAGCAATAGATGTGTCCGCTGATGGATATTTATATGTAGACGACCTTGTGCGTGACCGACAGCACTCATTAAGTCCGAGACGTATGGAAGAAACATTCCAAGAATACCTAAATAAAATGGTTGACCGTAAAAATGACGGAGCAAGAGAATTGATGGTTGGTACATTATGGAATGTACTTGACCCGTTGGAGAGAATCAGAAAGCAATTTGAGGGAGAAAAAGAATACAGGTTTAGAAAAATACCGGCACTTGATGAAAATGACGAGAGTAATTTCGATTATGAGATAAACGGATTCTCAACGGAATATTACCGAAAAATGCGAGACCGGCTTGATAAAGCAGAGTGGGAAGCCAAATTCATGCAAAGACCGTTTGTTCGTGAAGGCTTACTCTTTCCATCGGACGAATTACGGAGGTTTAACGGAATACTTCCTGATGGAGATTTTAGACGTGTCGGGGTGACTGATGTTGCATGGGGAGGCGGAGACAGTCTTTCAATGCCTATTGGCGCAGAGTATGAGAACGGAGATGTCTATATTTATGATTGGGTATTCAACAAAGGTGCAAAAGAAGTCACGATACCGCTTGTGGTAGGGCGAATTATTGGAAACGAAATAAGACAGACGAGATTTGAGGGGAATACTGGTGGAGATATGTACTGTCAGTATGTAGATGAAAAATTGCAAGAGTTAGATTATAAATGCTCATGCACAAGCAGGAAAGCACCAAACAGAATGGAAAAATTATCAAAAATTATTGCTTATTCCGGCGATATAAAAAGAAAGTTCATTTTCCTTACAAACAAGAAACCTACGCCAGAGCAAAGGGATGAAGATGCAAAGCTAGGCGTTAAGCGGTATTACATGAGCAAGGAATATGAAAATGCTATGGACGAGCTTACCATGTTTGTAAGCATCGGAGATAACGACCATGACGACGCAGCGGACGGATTGACACAGTTAGAAATGTTTTTGGAAAATCCTGATATTGGAGGAGCAATCGTAGAGGCGGTGGAAAATCCATATAGAATGGGAAGTTGTGGTTTTCGGAATTGGTATAGATAATATTGAAACAGGAGAAAGATTATGCAGATAAAAGAAGTATTTAACTCAAAGGAAGAATTGCAGGATTGCCTTAATTGGTGGAAGGAAAAACTGTTTATGACAGACTGGATTATCAAAGCAAGTGTGTGCGAGCCGTGCGACTTCAAGAATGAGGATTGTTGCGGCGAGAATGAATTTGACATGACAAATAAATGTTGCGTAATACGGATTTTAGACCCGAAGTATTACGGAGACAGGATTATGAAGTATTGCGCTGAAAAGGTGCTTGTACACGAACTTCTCCATTGTAAATATAACTGGATATATAACGAAGGTTCATATGAGGGAAAATATGTTGATGTTATGGAACACGGGTTGCTTGAACAGATGGCGAAGTCACTGATTATGGCTAAATATGATTTGAACTTAGATTATTTTGATAATACGGAGGTTGAATGATGATAACGAAAGAAATTTTATCACAATATTCTGATTTGCAGGAAGAAAAGTAGTTACACATGTTACGGCAATATTCTATAAAATAAGCATATAAGTTGTCCTATATGTCACGATAAAAATTGATAAAATCGAATTATAAGTTGTCCGATATGTCCGGTTTTAAAATAGTAAAATGTTTTTAAAAGAAAGATAAAATGGAGCGTTGATATGGATAGAGAATGTTTATTTTGCGGAACCGTTTTAGACGAAACAAGGAAAGATTCTTACGTATGTGAAGAATGTGATTATAAAATAAAACTGCTAAAACAAATTACGAAACTTGATAGTGCAAGAACAAAAATAGAAAAGTCAGTAAAAAAGCATCTCAGAAGAGATTGCAGTTATGAAGAAGAAAGAGATAACATAGCAAGAAAAATAATTAAAGAGAAATTTCAATTTGGAAGTTCTGATGAAACGTGCTTTGCATTGCAATTAGAGAAAGAACATATTAGATATTTCCCAAACTATAAAATTGGAAAATATAGTGTTGACTTCTTTTTGCCGGATATGAAGCGAATAATTGAGATTGACGGAGAAATATTTCATACAGACGAAGATAGAGATTTTATAAGAGAACGCTCGATTATGAGTAGCGTAGGCGAAGAATATGAGATTGTGAGAATACCTGCTTCATATGTGCCAAACTACATAATCAAGAACTTGAGAGAAATCATTGAATTTGTAGTGGATAAAAGAAAATTCGATGGAAGATTTAGAGATACAAGATGGGATAAGCAATATTTGGGCGAGTATTTAAACTTACAAAGCTATTTAAGGAGGAATAAAAGGTGACAACAAAGGGTTATTTATCTCAAATAGAAAGATTGGAAAAGATGATACAGAACAAGTTGTCTGAAATATATCAACTTAAAACAATGGCTTGCAGCGTTGGCGTATCTAACGATGAAGAACGTGTGCAGACTTCCACTGATAAAGACAGATTAGGGAGTGTAGTTTCAAAAATTGTTGATTTGGAAACAGAAGCAAGTAATCTTGTTGATGATTTTTCTGACAAAAGAAATCATATCATAGAGCAAATAGACGGAATAGATAACATTGATTATTACCATGTATTGAGCATGAGATATGTCGGGAAAAATACTTTTGATGAAATTGCAAAAAAGACAAATTGGAGCATAAGAAAGGTGTTTAGCATACACGGAAAGGCGTTACAAGAGTTTGAAAAGCTGTATGGTTCAGACTATCTCGAAAACGTGCAGTGATTTGCATAATATTGCATAGTATTTCATATATACAAGCGATTAATTGACAGTATATAATAATAATCGAAATAAACTCGAAGAACGAAACGACAATCGAGAGTTTGAAATTCTCATTCCTTTATAAAATCCTTAGAGAAGCGCCTTGCGTATGCAGGGCGTTTTTCTTTTGGAGAAAAGAGGCTTTATGAAATATTTTCCTAGAACAATATATTGTCCGCAGTGTAAGCGTAAAGTCGGCACATTTGACGGCCGGTCAACAACAGACCAGATACGGAAATGCAAGAAATGCCAGAAACGGATTATTTATCGAATCAAAACAAGGGAAACGGAAATTAAGAAGTTGCCGGGGAGAAATTGCAGTTCCGGCTTAACTTTTGGAATCTAAAATCATTTTAAGGTAGTCGAACGATGAACACTATGTATTTACAAGACCTTGCAAGAGGTGTGTACGGTAGGAAAATTGCATATACAGATGTTGAAACAATCACCGCTGAAAATGTAGTGAAAGTAGTTGGAAGTGCGATAGGAGTATTTAATTACAACAAGCCTATTATTCGGTATTTATGGAATTACTATAAAGGAGACCAACCGATACGATACCGAACAAAGGTAAGTCGGGACGACATCATCAATACGATTGTGGAAAATCATGCTTACGAATTTGTTCAGTTTAAGACCGGGCAGACATACGGGGAGCCAGTGCAATACATAAGCCGCAGAGATGATGAAAGAGTCAATAAAGCGGTAGATGAATTAAATGATTATATGGTTGACGCAAATAAACAGGAAAAAGATATCACTTCTGGAGAGTGGCAGTCGGCGGTTGGAACTTCTTTTAAGGCAGCACAGCAGAAAAATAACGGAAATATACCGTTTCGCATTATTGCGCCGACACCGTTAAATACTTTTGTAATCTATTCAAGGTCAACAGAAGAACCTGTGCTTGCGGCACAGGAATTAAAAGATGAAAACGGGGAATGGTATAAACTTTGTTTTTCTGAAAATATGGAGTTCAAGATAAAAAACAGTGAACTTGTACACGCAAAGCTACACGCCTTTGGAGATATACCGATTGTGGAATATCCAAATAATGCAGAAAGGATTTCTGATATTGAACTTGTCATTGACATATTAGACGCTATGAATAACATGCAGTCAAACAGAATGGATGCGATTGAGCAATTCGTTCAGTCGTGGGTAAAATTTGTGAATTGTCAGGTTGACCCGGAAACATTCCAACAAATGAAGATGATGGGTGCATTAGTAGTGAAGTCTAACAATGCAGAAAATAAAGCTGATGTGGATATTATGACACAGGAATTAAGCCAAACAGAAAGTCAAGTTGCAAAGGGTGACTTGTGGGATAATGCGCTGACAATCCTTGCAATTCCAAACAAACAGACGAATACAGGAGGCGATACGCAAGGGGCGGTAGAGCTTCGGAACGGATGGGATTTTAGCAAGACAAGAGCAAAACTAAAAGACCCGTTTGTAAAATCAAGCGAAAAGCGTTTAGCAAAAGTTATCTTAAATATTTTGAGAATATCAGGTAATGACTTAGGAATCACAACAAGAGATTTTGATGTACAGATTAACCACAGTCCAACAGACAACCTTGTTGTAAAATGTCAAGCATTACAGTATTTGTTGCAGTGTGGCATCAATCCGCTTATAGCCATTAAGACAGTGGGATTGTGGGGAGACGCTGAAAAGGTGTTCATGCTTTCTAAGCCATACCTTGATAAGTTATGGCAAACGATTGATGATGTGCAGGCAGAAGAACAAAAAGCACAGGAATTACTAAACCAATTTAATAATCAGCAAAATAAGGCAACTACCGAGCGATAATCGGATGTTGCTTTTATTTTATAAAAATCCGCAAAGCTGTGAGCGTAAAAATCAGCAATGTCATTCGGTGTCGTTGCACCGTACAAAAATTCGTAGGACATAAGGAGAATAGAAGATGAAAAGGGAAGAATTGACAGCTTTAGGACTAACCGAGGAACAGGTCGAAAAAATCATTACAGAGAATAGCAAAGACATTCAGAACGCCAACAAAAAGGCAGAGGACTATAAGAAAGAGTTGGACGACCTAAAATCAAGTGCAGTCAGTGCAGAGGAGCTTCAAAAGAAGATTGAAGAAATCGAGCAGAGCAAAATGACCGAGACGGAGAAAATATCAAAGGAATATGAAAAAGCCAATCAGAAGATTTTGGAACTTCAAAAAAGTATTGAGATCCGAGATCAAAGAGAAGCAGCGGCGGCAGAGTTTAAAGTAACCGCAGAACAGGCAAAGCAGATTGTCAAAGACGACGGTACTTTCGATTATAAAATCTTAGGTCAGATTATCGCCGAGAAAGAGGCGGCTTCAGCACTTGCGAAAGAGCAGGAGATTGCAAAGCAGTCAACGAATCCCGGTGGGCAAAGTGGCGGTGGAGCCGGTGGAACGGACATTGCTACGGATATGGCAGTTGCGTCCGCAAAAAGGGCGGGCAATGCCAATGAAAACATTTTAAAGAATTACAGGAGGTAAGAAAAATGGCAAGAGGCGATATGAAAGTTGAAACCGCTACGTTTGGGGCAGGTGCGGAAATTTTAAACCGCCCACCGTATAAGGGCGTATCTATGACGATTGATTTTTCAACCACAACAACAGATGCGACAACAGGAAAAAAGGTTGTTAAGGCAGGAACCCCGATTAATAAAGACGGAAAACCGGTAACTGCAACACCTTGGACTGGGGCAGTTGGAATTCTGTTGGTAGATGTGGCAGAGGAAAGACCGATAGGTACGATTCTGACAGAAGCATATATTCACACAGGCAGAGCGCAGAAAAACAGCGGACTTACATATGACGGCGCGCTTGTAACAGCGATGAATAATGCCGGAAACAGAATCCGGCTTGAGGAACCGATTCTTATTGCGTCAAGTACAACCTCAACAGGCTAATAAGAGGACACGTGAAAGGCTGATAAATTCAGTCTTTTTTGTTTGCTTAAAAAAATGAAAGGAAGATGAAAAATGTTCATTAATGAAGTATTTAATACAAATGCGATTGCGGCATATATGACCGAAGCGCAGAGTAACAGAATCCCATACTTGGGAGAAGCATATTTTCCAAATAAAAAGAAGATGGGAATTGATTTAAAGTGGCTGAAAAGCCATAAAGGACTTGGCATCGCATTGAAGCCGTCCAATTTTGATGCAATCCCAACGGTACGGCCAAGAGGTCAGGCACAGACCACCAAAGAGGAAATGCCGATTTTCAGGGAATCTATGGTGATTAAGGAACACGACCTTATGGAGATTTCGAGGATTAGAGAAGCGACAGACCCGTATTTACAGCCGGTCGTTGATTCTATGTATGATGACGTAACCCAACTGGTTAACGGAGCTGATATTACCGCAGAGCGCATGAGAATGAATCTACTTGCGCCTGCAAATGGAAACATGCAGATTGTAATTCCAATGGCAGACAATACGCCGATGACCTACAACTATGACGAGGACGGAGAGTGGAAAAGCAAGAATTATCTTGCATTAACCGGGACAGATACGTGGGATAACCCGAAAACAGCGAAACCTTTAAACGACATCAGAAAGGCAACGCAGTACCTTTCAAGCATCGGAACGACTGCCACAACGATTCTTGGAAACAGCACCACATTTGACTATCTGCTTGAAAATGAGCAGGTAAAAAATGCGCTGATTTCCATTACTGGTCAGACCATCAACTTTATTGACGAGACAACCGTAGAGGAAGTGTTGCGCCGAAAAATGCGTCTTGAATGGATTGCATACGATAAGATGTTCCAAGACTACGATGATACACAGAAGAAGTTCTACCCAGATGATTACGTAACGATTCTTGGCAGCAATCAGCTTGGAAATACGTGGAGAGGAACTACACCGGAAGAACTTACCACAATCGGAAACTTTATGGATATTCCGCAGGCACCGGTTGACATTACCGTACTTGACAGCGGAATTGCAGTAGCAATCCAGAATGAATACAAGCCGTCCTTTACTGTGACAACGACAGCTTCGCAGATTGTACTTCCGTCCTTTGAAGGAATGGATACCATTTTTGTAATCAAAGTAAAATAAAGCAAAATGAAATGATGAGAGGTACTGCTTATGAAGTATGACCACATGATAAAAAAGAACGGTATATATTATGCGGCAGGAGAGGAAGTTCCAGAGAATGAAGAAATGACGGTAGAGGAAAGCTTACCGTCATTTCCAGAAACTTCGGAACAAAAGCCTTACACCAAAACGGAAATTCAGCGCATGTCTGTAGATTCTCTTCGTATTCTCGCAAAGGAAATAGGAGTGGAAAACCCGGAAGAAATCAGCGGAAGCGAAATCAAGAAATTGTTACTTAGTCACTTTGGGTTATAGGAGAAATGACAATGGAAACCATGAATGAATTGACAGAATATGTCGCAAGTAAAGCAAAGCTGTATTTAGAGGAAACGGAAGTTGACGTTGAGAAATTTCCTACTTCTATCGTTGATTTTGTAATTGAATATGTGGTGAGAAATTGCCACTTTCCGAAGCGTTTCAACGAAAGAAATATTGTTTCTGACTTGGAAACAGGAAAAAATTCACTTGCTATGGCGTGTGTGGACATCTACGGAAAAATCGGTGGTGAGGGGGAAGTTTCCCACAGAGAGAACAGCATAGGACGCACATACGATAGTGCGTGGATTACATTTGATTTAATTTCTAACTTTCCTAATTATGTAAATAGTTTTGCAACTAATTAAAAGAAGATTGTGCGTGACCATAGGTCGCAGGGCATCCGCTAAATAGGCGGTGGGTAGGCGGATAAATTATATTCTTGTGGAGGTGAAAGAAAGTTGGATGCACCAATAACACGAGCGGAGCACGAAGAATTTGTCAAGAGAATTGACGCAGAAAATAACAGGCAGAACCGAAGAATTGACCTCTTAGAAAAGAGTGTGCAGAACATAAACGACTTGGCGATGTCTGTCAGAGAGCTTGCGACAAATATGAAAAATATGTCAGAAGAATTGCGTTCGCAAGGGGAAAAGCTTGAAACTTTAGAGGGCAGAGACGGGGAGATGTGGAGAAAAGTCACTGGATATATTATAACCGCAGTTATTGGAATTGTGGTTGGGTATATTTTTACTCGGATTGGAATGTAGGAGGTAAATCATGAGCGAAAAAACAAAGAAGTGGTGGAAAGCGGCAGGAATCAGAGCGGGAAAAACAGCGGCACAGACCGCATTATCTATGCTCACAATCGGGCAGGCGGTTATTGATGTAAATTGGGTTAATGTGTTATCTGTATCGGCGGTGGCGGCGATTTATTCTCTTTTGACTTCGATTAAGGGAGTGCCGGAGGTAAAAGACTAGAGAATATGGAATTTAAGAACTTAGTTGTTGAAGAAATCGACATTTTAAAGACTATGGAAATGTTGAATGAAAAAATGAGAAAATCGGTTAGCAAAAATCTGAATGAAGAGCAAATGAAAACATACAACATCGGCGTTCAAAACACAATGAACTGCTTGAGATCTCTTATTACACATCAGGATGGAGAGAAAAATCGCCTTATTTATCAGAAATATGGCGAGCCTACACAGGTATGTTATTTCAGGAAATTATCTGAAATTTTGAAAGAAGCAGAGAATACGGTCGTACCACAGACGGGAGATTGAGATTATGCGCACCCTCAATAAGAATAAGCAAAAGCAATTCTACTCCAACCCCGGAAAACTCGTACCGATTTATGAAACTGATGATGAGGGAAACATACGGTACATCGAAGTCGATGGTGAATTAGTCCCGGTTGAGACAGGAGAGAATGAACCGGGATATTCCCTGCCTGTCGAGTTCAAAGCAAATATCGCCGGGAAACTTGATAATGTCATTATCCGAGCGGGAGGGGCAGACGCAAGCGACAACCACGCTCAAATCGTGGTGGATAAAGGTGTACTGCCCTTTAAAATCGGTACTCGAATATGGCTTAGAAGCAAGGTCGAGTACAAGGACGAAGCAAAGACTATTGTTGATGGAGACAGTGCAGATTATCGGGTGGACGGTTTAATGTTAGAAGGAATTAACGAAGATATGTTTTACCTATCAGTTCTGAACCACGAAAGTCCAAAAGAAGAAAATACAGAAAATAGTTAAGATTTTACCCACTCGATTTTATAACCGATAATTACAAGAATTTGCTCAACCTCAACATACTTCAACGTACCACGTGAAAGTTTAGCGCTGAAATTTTGAATCGTATAATCTGTTCCGTTTTGCTTGTTAATTTCGTTTACAACAGAGGTCATAGACCAACCGCTTTTTATTATCAGTGACTTTAATTCTTCTTTTAATGCCATAATCAATCACTCCTTTTAGAAGTGATTATATCACACAACTTTTTAATTGTACAGTTAATTATTTATTGACTAAATTAATTTTATAGTTTATAATTTAATTATAAAGTTGAAAAGGAGCGTTTAATATGGGGAAAAGAATAAGCGAAGAAGAGATTAAGAGTAAAAAGTACGGAAAATTAACGGCAATAGAATTAGTCGGAAGAGATAGAAACGGAGTTTTTCTTTGGAAGTGCATGTGCGATTGTGGGAAAGAGTGTATTGTGAGACAAAACGAATTGAGAAATGGAGGAACAAAATCTTGCGGTTGCTTAAGGAAAGAATCAGCACACATGAGAAGACCGTATCATCACGATGAACGACTGTATGTATTGTGGATAGGGATTAGGCAAAGGTGCGAAAACCCAAAACACGCAAGCTACAAATGGTATGGTGGAAAAGGAATTAAAGTCTGTGATGAATGGGAAAGTGATTATATGTCATTCAAGAAATGGGCATTAGAAAGCGGATACGATGAAAGTCTTCCGAGGGGCACACAAACCATAGATAGAATTGATTGTGACGGAGATTACTCGCCGGAAAATTGCAGATGGGCAACGCAAAAAGAACAAGTAAGAAATAGTTCTAAATGTACTACCTTTGTGGATTATAATGGGGAGAAGATTTTGTTAAGCGAATTATGCGAAAGAGTGGGTGCGGATTACAACAAGATACGCCATAGAATATATAGGGGAAAGACTATAAATGAAGCACTGGACACTTCGTTTGATAAAAAACTAATGAATCGTTATTTCGTAGAAGACATAGACGGAAAGAAGAAAAGTCTATTTCAATTTAGCAAAGACCGTAATATACCATACAATACCATAAAAAGATGGAATAAAGAGGGAAGAAATCTTTTGGAAAAAGCAAAAGAATATGAAGAAAGAAGAAAAACTTAACAGTTTTAAACCACGAAAGCAAGGGAGAGGAAAATGGAGAACAGGAAAGTTAATATTCTTGGGACAGAATATAAGATTGGATTCAATCTTGATAGTGACGAATCTGACGGGCAAGCAAGATTCTACAAGAAAGAAATCAATCTCCGACCCGTAGGAGATATGCTTGACAATGATTCGAGTGATAGCGAAAAAGAAAACAGGTTTTTGGAAGTGTTCAGACACGAAATTCTGCACTCCGTCCTATTTGAAGCAGGAGCGGATGAATATGCAAGAGACGAAAAACTCATAGACTTGTTAGCGATTTTATCTCCGAAAATCTTCAATGTATTTCAAGAGTTGGATATTTTGTAGGATAACGTCATGGCTAAAACAATTATCAAGTGCAACCTTTCTGAAGAATCCATCCGCAAGGCAATCCAAGACCTTAAAAAGTACAAGCAAGACCTTAACCGGAAGATAGAGATATTCACGGAGAAGTTGTCACAAAAAGGTGTGGAGATTACCAAAATGAACATCGGCGCATATGACGCAATCTACACAGGCGAACTTCTTGGGAGCATCAACTACGAAAAAGGCGTAGTTGTACAAAATGGCTCAAAGTACATTATTTATACAGATTGCCCGTATGCAAAATTTGTAGAATTCGGATTTGGGGCGGTCGGGGCACAGCACCCTCACCCTGACACTTCTATCGTTGGATGGAAATATGATGTAAACGAACACGGAGAAGCCGGGTGGTTTTACTACAAGGATGGAGAATGGCATTGGACGAAAGGATTTCCCTCTCGTCCTTTTCTTTATGAAACAGCCATGCAGTTGACGGGAGAAGTAGTAAAAATAGCAAAAGAAGTATTCGGGTAGGTGATGATACATGGACAACCATTGGGCGTTCGACCTCGAAAATGACATATACACCACAATCAAGACAAGGGCACTAAAGAAACTAAAAGACCGATATCCAAACATTTTTTTTACACAGACTGACCTGCCAAAAGACCCAACTGTAAAGTACCCGACCGTTTACCTAAGAGAACTCGGCGGAAGTCCTGAACAGGGCAGGACGTTTGAGGGAAAAGACATCAATGGTGTATGGTTTACCATGCAGTGCGATGTGACCACGAACAAGTCAAAGAAAGAGGCGAGGGCGGTTAATGAAGAAATCGCATTATTATTTAAGAATATCGGATTTGGAATTGTGGCATTTCCCGAACCTAGCACCATAGGAAACAACTATGTGAGCAGTATGAGGGTTCGGAAAATGATTGGAAATTCAGACACAATGTAAACAAGAACGAGAGCTGAAAGGCTCTTATTTTTTATGCAAAAATAAGAAAGGAAGATGAATTATGGCTAGTACAAGTTATTTAGCAAGGGTTATCATTGCGGAGCTTGGAGCAAGCGAAGATATTGAATCGGTAGATTTTTCGGGTACATATGACTTGCTTGTAAGAGCGAAGTCTATTCCGGCACCGGCTTCGGCACCGAACACAGTAGAGAGCACCACTTTAGAAGATTGAATGTTTGTTGATGTATAAAATGCGAAGTTAGCGAACAAGTCGTCCATATCGAAACCGACAAGTAGGGTATGGATTATAAGTGCAGAAATAAGCTGGAAAGCCGTTTGCAACGGTAATCAGAGAGTGAAGGCTGTAGGTAACGATACAGTCAACCGCAACGCATAGGAAGTGAAACTCATGTTGCGATACATGAGAATATAATCTTCCCACGAGTCTGCGCTATCGGTCGGTATGACTTGCAGAAAGCCATGGTAAAAAGATATGCTGGGCTGCATTGTAATGATGCAGAAGTAAGGATAAAAAGCCTTGCGATAACAAAAAAACGGACACACAGACATTTGAAATGGGTATCAAGACCTCGGACTCCAAGGAATTTACCGGAAATCTTGAAAAGCAGTACCTACAGAAGATTAACGGCATGAATGGAAAGAAGCTGAAAATCATGCAGTTGTATGGCACGGGCGGCGTTGGAGAAGTTGCGAAATACGCCTATGTCGGACAGGCAACCGCTACTCCATCAGATGTCGGCGGAGTAGACGAAATTCTTGAAATGGCTGTAACAGTTATCCCGAACACGGCGGCAACAGAGTGTACAGATGATTTTACGGTCGTCGACAACAAGGATGGTACATTCACCGTAACAAAAGCGTCGGTGGGGGCGTAAGCTATTCGTCGAGACGCGCAAGCAGGCGAAAGGCTGTGACGGATAGCGAGGACGAAGAAACAGCCACAATGGAAAACTTATGGTAGGAATCGGGGCGGTCTACGGACTGCCCCTTTCCCATAAATCACAAATTTTGAAAGGGAAAGGAAAATAATATGAAAACAATCAAGGTAAATGGAAAAGAGTATGTATTAAAATATTCGTTTGAGGCGGCAGAAAACAGGAATGTTGTGCAGAAAATGTTTAATCTTCTTTCGGGCGCATTTGTATTTAAGAAAATGACAAATCCGAACGCAAATAAAGTGGAAGAAATATCTGCGGCTTTTGACGGAAGTGCAGAGATGATTTCCGAAATCCCCCATGTATGTAGAGATGCGTTTTATGCCGGACTTTTGGAGGAAAATCCTGTTTCAGAAGAAGAGGCAAAGGAACTGATGAAGCAGTACATGAAAGACAACAAATTATCATTCTTCAAACTGTATGAGGAAATCAGAGGGATTATGGAGGATGATAATTTTTTCGAACTGTCGGGAATTGCGGATATGTTGAAGAAAATGAACGAATCAGCAGAACAGGAAACGGAGGAACAAGAGGAGAAAATAACAAAGATTCCGCAAGATCACAAGCCGAAGCAGAAATCAACTTCCACAAAATAATCTGGAATGAATATCTGCCTAATGCACTTGCTATTGGAGTTCCATATGAAACATTTTGGCACTTAACGCCAAAAGAATTAGAGCCGTTTGTAAAAGCAAAAACCCAAAAAGAAAAAGAACTCGATCAGCTCATGTGGCGCATGGAGCAGTATATTTATGATGCTACATCTGTCGCACTTGACCATAGATTGACTGCATTATTCGGAAAGAGGGCAAAGAGTAAGACTTTTGAGAACCCGATTTTCATGCAGGCAATCGAGGATTCCATGCTGACGCAGGAAGAAATAGACGAGCGTGAGATGAAAAAAGAATTGCTTGCCATGGAACAGTGGATAGCGAATGACAGGCAGAGAGGTCTGCCGGAAACGAAGATAGTATAGAAATTTAAAGAGCCTGCGAAAGCGGGTTCTTTTCAATATAAGGGAAAGGTGAAAATGAGTAAATTTGAAATCAGATTATTAGAAGCCCTGATAGGCATAAAAGAAGAACTCCACGCCATAGCAACCGGCGGGGAGTTTTCTTCTTTAAAAGTTGGTGGAAATGAAATTGCCAAAACAGTAGTCAGAAAAACTAATTCTGATTTTCGGAAATCCATTCATGATAACGCTTGAGAATGTCGTGAGTGATGGATAGTGAAACCATGACAATTTGATTTCCAATGAGATTTTCTGGATTTTCTGTATTAGAAATAATGTACGCTATCGCAGAATTGGCGTTATTTGCTAATTCCACGATTTCTTCGTTGGTTACAGAATTCCAAAATTCTTCAAATGACTTCATAATACACACCTCCTTTCGAGGTGATTATACCACAAGCGACAGGAGGTGAGAAAATGGCAACGATTGATGAATTAACCATCGAAGTGCAAACAAAAGCGAAAGACATTGATAATAGACTTGATAATGTAACTAAGCAATTAGAGAATCTTGCAACAGCGGTCGGAAAAGTAAATACAGGAAGTTTAAAGGATATAGGGGTTGGAATTTCTGCTTTATCTGCCGGAATGCAAGGTTTTAAAAGCATCAAGATGCCGGACTTTACAAGATTATATAAAGGACTTGGAAAGGTTTCTGATGTAGACAGCGCAAAAATCAAAAATGTTGCAGATGCCATAAATCCTCTTGCAAATTCTATAAAGACACTGAATGGAGTAAATTTTGATTCTAAAAATATAACCGGCTTAATTAATTCTCTTACAAGATTGTCAAATGCAAATGTAAGCAGTTTGGAAAATGTGGATTTTTCAAAAATCGGAGGAGCAATTAATTCACTTACGCATTCTCTGCAAGGCACAGAAAAAGTATCAAGCAATACTATATCTATCACAAATGCAGTAGCAAAGTTGGCATCAGCTGGAGCAAAGGCCGATATTGTCAGTGCATCTCTTCCAAAACTTGGAAATGAGTTAAGGGATTTTATTCAAAAGATGTCTGGCGCAAGTAAAGTTTCGCAAGAGACAATACAGTTTACGCAAGCTCTTGGAACATTAGCAAGTACAGGGAACAAAGCCGCTACCACAGCGGGGAATTTGGGACTACTTGCTACAGAATTAAAAAAATTTATGCAGGTGATGTCTACCGCTCCAATGGTGAACGGTAACATAATTCAAATGACAAACGCCTTAGCTAACCTTGCAAGTCAGGGAGGGCACGTAGGCAGTGCATCAAACGGACTGGTAAGGAGTTTCAATAATATATCCACAGGGGCAAAAAAAACCCATAAAAATATACTGAATTTAGCCGCGTCATTTGGGAGGTTCTATGCGATATTCTGGGGAATAAAGCGTGCGATTGGCGCACTTAGTGGCGCGGTGGAATATGCTTCTGATTTAACGGAAGTACAAAATGTTATTGATGTTACATTTGGAAACGCAAAGGGAGTAATAGAGGATTTTTCACAAAGTGCAATCAAGCAATTTGGAATTAGCGAGTTGGCGGCAAAGCAAACTGCCGGCAGATTCCAGGCTATGGGTACGGCTATAGGATTTTCGCAAGGCAAGATGGCGGACATGTCGGTAGAGCTTACAGCATTGTCGGCTGATATGGCTTCTTTTTACAATGTATCGCAGAAAGAGGTAGCAACGAGTTTACAGTCTATCTTTACTGGCGAAACAGAACCCATGCGCCGTTATGGAATTGATTTAACACAAGCTACACTTCAAGAGTGGGCGTTGAAACAGGGAATAGACGCTGATATGCAATCTATGTCGCAGGCAGAAAAAGTCATGCTTCGGTATCAGTACGTCATTGCGAATACAGGTGCGGCAACCGGCGATTTTGCGAGGACAAGTGCAAGTTGGGCAAATCAAGTTCGTATTTTATCAGAGCAATTCAAGGTATTAGGTTCCGTCATCGGAAAAGGCGCTATTGCTGCATTTAAGCCGTTTATCCAGACGCTAAACAGCGTCATGGGAAAGGTGATTTCATTTTCTGAAACCGTCCTCAACGCCTTGGGTACAATCTTTGGGTGGAAGTTTGAGATTTCCGCCGGAGGACTGACGGATGACTTAGGGGAATCTGTTGGATATACGGACGATTTAGCAAGCGGTGCAGGAGACGCTTCCGACGGCTACAAAGACGCTGCCAAGAACGCAAAGAAGCTGAAAGATGTGGTCTTAGGCATTGACGAACTGAATATTAACGCCCCTGATGATGATACGGGAAGCGCAGGAAGTTCATCTGGGAAACCAAGCGGTGGCGGTGGAGGCGGAATTGGCGCAGGCGCAGGAGCGGGCGGACTAACTACAAATATGGTCGCGTCTGACACAATACTTAAGGCGTATGAGAGTAGTATTGACAGCCTGTATGAGCTTGGGGAATACATACGAGACACCTTAATCAAAACAATGGACGGTATTGAATGGGGGAAGGTGTATGAGAGAGCAAGAGGATTCGGGAAAGGACTGGCAGATTTTTTAAATGGAACGCTTGCCTATGACGGAGAGGGAAAGACACTATTTGGACAAGTTGGACGAACGCTTGCAAACACGCTTAATACAGCTGTATATTCCGCACTTATTTTTGGACAAACTTTCGATTTCCGACAGCTTGGAATAAATGTTGCCGATGGCATCAATAATGTTTTTCAAAATTTTGATTTCAAAGCACTTGCAAATGCGTTAAATGTTTGGGTAGATGGATTGTGGGATTTCATAGGAGGATTTTTAGGAAAGATTAAGCCGGGTGATATATTCAAGGGAATCAAAGATTTTCTTGGTACGCTTGAACTAGACACTATAGCGGTTATTGTTGGTGCGATTGCATGGAAACTTGGAGCCGGCGCATTGATTAAAAATGGTTTGCTTGCTTTAATATCAAAAGGAATTGGAAAGCTTACTTTATCTTTGACTGGCGTAACTCTTGGAAAAGTGACATTTACTGGTGTTGCAAAGGCATTTGGCGGAGCACTAAAAACAGCAATTGGAAACGCGTCATCATCTATTGTTTCGATGATAAGTGGGGCATTCGGAATATCGGCAGGAGCGTCAACCGCGGTTTTTGCGGGAATTATAGCAGCTGTAGTTGCCATTGGAGTAGCTATTAAAGATTTGTGGGATACATCGGAATCCTTTAGAGAAAGCGTTGCTCAAATGTGGCAGAAAATAACTGGTGCTTTTACGGAAGCTAAAGTTATGATATGGGACAATACGCTTTTGCCGTTGTGGAATAATTTGAAAGAATTTATAGAAGCGATAAAGGAATTTTGGGGAGTTATATATGAAGGCTATGAATCAAGTGGATTAAAAAATGTATTTGAACAGATTGTTACATTTTTTGGAAATGTTTTTTCTGACAGAATATCGAACGCAATCAAAATCGTAGGAAATGCATTTAAGACAGTTGGCGGAATTGTAAATGGTATAATTGAGGCGTTGACAGGAGCAATTAACTTTATCACAGGCGTGTTTTCTGGGGATTGGGATAAGGCGTGGCAAGGAATTAAAGGCGTTGTAAAAGGTGTGGCAGATGGAATAGTTAGTTTCCTATCAGGGCTTTGGGAATCCATAACTATAATTTTTTCTCCTGTAGTGGATTTCTTCTCTGGAGTGTTTGTAGGCGCTTACAACGCGATAAAATCCGCCTTCTCCTTCATCGGTACGTGGTTCATGGAAAAGTACAAAGACGTGACGGGAGCGTTTAAAAATATCAAGCAGTATTTTAGAGACGCTTTCCAGGGCGCATATAACGCAGTGAAAAATATCTGGAACGGCATCGGAAAGTACTTTAAAGGCATTGCAAACGATATTATCACTCCAATAGGAAAAGCTGTAAACGGCGTAATTGGCGGCGTGAACTGGATTTTAGATAAAGTTGGGTCAAAAACAAGGCTTAACTTGTGGGATGTGCCGAGATTTGCAAGCGGAACCGGCGGCCTTCCAAGAGACACGGTAGGAGTAGTTAACGACCAAGCGGGCTCGACCTATAAAGAGTTAATTGTTCCCCCAAGTGGGAAACCCTTTATTCCAGATGGAAGAAATGTTGTTCTGCCAATGGAGAAGGGCACAAAGATTATGCCAGCGAAGCAGACAAAAGCTCTTATGAAGGGTATGCCGCATTTCGCGGGAGGAATCGGAGATTTCCTAAGTGGCGCATGGGAGGCAGTAAAAAGTTTTACAGGAGACGTCATGCACTATCTGACAAACCCTGGGGACATTGTGAAAATTGCTTTGGATAAATTTGTGGATGTATCAAGTTGGACGGGTATTTATGGTTACATGGCTTCTGGCGCTGTTAATACGGTGTTTGACAGTGTGGTTGAGTATGTCGAGCGCATTTTCTCAACTATCGTCCCAAAGGTAGATTACAACCCATCGGCAGGAGTCGAGCAGTGGAGACAACTTGCGGCTCATGCTTTAAAATTAACAGGACAATTTACAGATGCAAACCTTAATCTGCTATTATATCAGATGCAGACGGAATCCGGTGGAAATCCAAATGCAATCAACAATTGGGACATTAATGCACAAAACGGCACACCGTCAAAGGGTCTTATGCAAGTTATCGATCCTACATTTCGAAGCTACGCAATGCCTGGATATGATACAAATATCTACGATCCATTATCAAACATTCTGGCATCCATAAGGTATACTTTATCAAGATATGGAAGTCTTTCGAATGGATGGAAAGGACATGGGTATGCAAGTGGAATTGGGAAGATTGTAGCATCCGATCTATTCCCCGCATATGAAGTAGGCGGCTTCCCGGAAGATGGATTGTTCATGGCGAACCACAATGAATTAGTCGGTCGGTTCTCGAATGGGAGAACAGCAGTGGCAAACGATTACCAGATAGAAAGGGGAATCGAAGAAGCAACATACCGAGGATACATGAGAGCGCATGCGGATACAAGAGAAACGGCACTGTTAGAAGAAATCCGGGACGCAATCCGGGAAGGAAGAAGTATCTCGATTGACGGCCGGGAGATTGTGAGGGCTTATGATAGCGGAAAGGCGAGAATGGGGTATCCGTTAAAAGCATATTAGAAAAATGTTGCAAAATTTTCAAATAGAGCGTATCATATGCTTAAAGAAAACTAAATAGTTTACTTCATACAAGCGTGTATGGAGAATGCGCAGATGTGGGGGAAATCCCCCAAAAAATATGGGCGAGTTTTGGGGGAGCAAGGAAGCCATAGAGAAATCCAAAAA